CTATACCGGACAATCATCATCCCTCCCTGTACGATTGATAACGAATGTCACTACCCCGACAACTGTAACATCATCCAGGGCCTCACCTTCCAGCGCCTCCCCGTCTCTTGTAATAAATGCCCGGCCCATAATTTTTGCAAAGTCTGTACCGCCACCGTGTTGGATTAGTACGGTATCCCCCTGCTTTGGTTTAACGGAGAAATCCACAACGGCATAGCCTGTTTCTGTTACTACAACCCGAGTATTAGGGCCGGTACCGCAGAGTTTATCGACGGTCAGTCGTACTTCTACATAGTCTGCTGCTGGCGACGGAAATCCCACGTTATAGCCCTCCGTTTGGGTTGTATAACTGGAACGTACGCTCATCGCCTTCCTGCGTTGAGACATCCCGGAATGTCGTCACATAGTGCTCTATCCACTGGTTAGCCTGGCGTGGCGACCAGTGCCAGTTAACTTTTGCGAGTTCCTGGATAAAACCGGACGTTGTCACGGTGCGGCGGCCATTAGGCTCAATGACAATTGCCTGACGCCAGGCTATTTCGATATCTGAGTTTCGCGGCATAATTTCACCTCATTAAATACTGTTTTTATATACAGTAGTTTTAACGGAGCGACAGATCAATATAGGTTCTGGCTATCAATTTATGTCATTGCTTTAACACATTGATGTAACGAGTAAGGTAAGTCTTAAAGTGTTTTCAGGCCTTAGCTGTTTGATGGTTTTGCGAACAATGCGAGGTTAAAATTTTTCAGCTATGGCAATGCCTTCATAGCTAATTGCTCACCTGCGATCTCTTGCATACGGTTCGCAGGTGAGCAAACTTAACCGGCTGGAAAATATTTATAAATCGTCTTCATCCAGCCATGCATGTGAGAAGCGCGGCTACCATGATGACCTGCAGCCGCCGTTATTGATATTATGGTTTAACCATAATTGAGAGTGATGATGCTTTTTTCGCCTGAAAAGCCAATTCAACATATTTATAAAGTACAGGCGCTGTTACTGCTATTAATAAAACAGATGCCCCCTGCCACAAATACATGCCATAATCATACAGATAATGCTTTGATATAAACTGAAAAACACCGTGATTTAGATAAACACTAAAACTAGTCACACCCAGAAGTTGAAATTTTTCGTTGGCAAGCAAGCCAAAAATAGAGAAACCGCTTGCTATTGAAAGGAACATTGGCGTTAGAGATATCGCAACTACTGGATTATATACATGCCTTATCACAACAAGGCAAACTGCAAATAAAAAAGCTCCTGAAAAAAACAGGATCAATTGATGTCCTTTAGATATTTTTCTCTTCGACAGAATTGCCGTCATAAATCCAGAGATAAATAACGTCATATAAGAAGCGCTTTTTTCATCGAAAAAACCTACCAACCACAGCATGAAAACCAGAGAAAAAAGACCAAACATGACAAGAATTTCGCTCTTGAAATAAGACAGCAACATCATCAGGATGGGAACAAAAACATAAAGCCGCCATTCCCATATCAAGGTCCAGAGAATGCCGGAATTAACAGGCCCCATCTTAAACCCACAGACATCTTCGCCAGAAAAAAACCTAGTGGCGTAGGAATATACTTAAACACTCCTAAAGAACAAACCGTATTATCACTATTAACAATAACCAGCCCGAGCATTGCAATTAATAACGAAAAAACAACCGGAGGGTAAATCCTTAACAGCCTCCCTTTAAAAAAAGGGATTAAAGGCTTTTTGGATGCAGCAACAAAATAAAATAAAAAACCTGAAATCATAAAGAACAATGCGACAGGCAGATGTCCAATGAGCATTGCGATTGCTTTTACGTTAGCGCTAAGATAATCCGTTGACCAAAAGAAATCATCACTACTCCCTCCTCTCCAGAAAAAATGATGGAAGATAACCAGAGTCGCACAAATCCCTCTTAAACCGTCCATCGTTCTATATTTATATGGATTTTCTGTTACCCCTATTCGCTTACAAACATAATAATTACCGAAGACCATAACAAAAAAAAGCAATGAGTAGATGATAAAAGTCACACAATAATCCTTTCAGAAAGATACTGAAATTATTAAAAAAGGTAAATTATCATAGACAATTCACCCCTTCAATAACTAACTATTGCAGTACCTTCTGTTACGCCCAGACGTTCGGTATCATGCTGCCCCCCCCTGATACACGAACTCGTACAGCGAGGTTGCTCCGGCAGTGTATTCAGTCGCCGGCGTCCACCTGGTCAAACTGGATCAGTGGTTCACCAGTTCAAAAACATGCCAATGTTGCGGTTTCGCGATGAAAAAGATGCCTCTTGATGTCCGTAAATGGTCCTGCCCTGAATACGGGGCTGTCCATGATCGCGACATTAACGCGGCCCGTAATATAAAAGCTGCCGGGCTGGCAGTGTTAGCCCACGGAGCGACTGTAAACCCCAAAGCCGCTTAATGTGGTTTAGGTAGGTTGCGTTGAAGTGGGAAGCCTAGCCCGACAGAGGGGGAGTAGTCACACCCATGAATTTGCAGAGAGACACACCAGTTTGCTTCCATTAAAGATAAAATCATACACCGATGTTGTTTCTGCTAGACCTGAAGCCGTCATATTCTGCGCAAATGCAAAGAGGCCGCTAAATGATACCGTGCGCCCTCCTACGCTGTCCTGTGTGACAATTATAGATACCTTATCGCCAACACTGAGAGATGACAGTGAGTCTGAAGTTGCAACAAAAGTTACGTTTTGGCCCAATGGAGACATCTGATATACATGACCATATTTCCATATAGGAGTGTAGCTTGCCTGAGTCTTATCAGCTGGTATCTGAACCTCGGCTTTATAGTATACAGGCGACCATACAGAACCATTATGATATACGGGGGTGATGCCATATGTCGCATTAGCATTGATATTGTAGGCCATATCACCAAGACGTCCTGTTGCAACATTAACCGTATCTAGGTGATTGCGAAAATCTAATGAGTAAACTATCGCAGCAGAACTTTGTTTTGTCACACATGGGGCTAAGTCAGTAGCAACTGCTTCTGGATGGCTATTCAAGTAACCCTCTATAATTACAGTCCCTCCATCGTAAACATACAGTGCCGAGTTGGAGCTTTTCGTTCCTATGTAATTATTCCCGCACTGAAGGCGAATAATATTACCACCCATAACGTTAAACAAACGACTAACACCTTTTGTTTCCACGTTATCGAGAACTATTTTTAACTCACCTGTTTCACTTGTCCACGATGTTGTATTATAGACAAGTACGTCTCCACCCTCTGTTTCGAGGTCTTTCAGCGTGATTTTATTGCAGACGCCATTAAGCTGAATTGGCCTTCCAGTTCCATTCGGCATTTTTATTCTGCCTGATAGCTTAATATGCCTAACTATTCCGGCTGGATAGCTACCATTTGCCACGTTAGTCCTGGCCGCAGTGAATGTATTTGCGTCTGTAAGCTCAAGGTTACAAATACGGATATCAACCTTTTCGGTTGAAGAATTCCACCCGCCAGCAAACAGTGTGCGGGACTCTAAACCTGGCTTATGGTGTCGCAGGTTATCAATAACGACACTGCCCACCTTTACAAAGTTATCCGTAGAATTACCAACCCGAAGTACACTTCTGGTAGCCAGACTTTCAAACACCTCTAAATCACCGATATGTAGGTACTCCAGCGTGTCAGGAAGGATGCGGAACTCATCCCCACTCTGTACCTGGCAACCAACAGACCCTATGCCGAGCCGTCCGATATCAGTATGAGTCAGGTTGGTGTCTCTAATCATCGAAACAATGGCCAGGGTTGTGCTCCCGTGAATTTTGCCTATATCAATATCCCAAAATTTGTGGGGGGCATTCCCTGTCACTTTTAATGCAGTCAGAGAGTTCTGCGGGCTTATGTTGTCAGCTTTAATGCTATAGCCATGCCCTCGGCTGAGTTCATAAGTGGTAAAATCACCGCCCGTCAACGCCAGCATATCGTCCCCGGTTGTCCCGGTAAGACTACCGATGTTAACCCCAACATACGGCGGCATAATGTGAAGGCCATCAGAATAGGTGTTAAAGTTCATGCGTGGCACTTCAACATTACGGATGTTAGCCAGGCAAACAGCGTATTTTCTAAATCTTCTTGCGTCTGCTACTTCAATCCTTGAGTTCAGAAGGCCACGCATTACGATCCCCATTAAGTGAATAGCCGGGACTACTGATTGCGCGGCGTTGTTCATCGCACCGAATCTGCCGTCTATTGTCCCCTGAATATTGATATCGATATTTTTGTCGGGAACGAAGCAATATAGATTTGTCGCCCATTCAGTATAGGTTGCTTGAGGGTCTTTCAGCGAAGAGTGAGACTCTACAATGAACGTGTTTGCATCAATGACCTCAGTAACAAACATAATCCCATCGTAGCCATATTCTTTTGCGCCATAAAAAGCTGCATAATCACCAGCCGAAAACGGATGGGAAGGGCAAACTACTGTAGCGTACACCTGACCGTTTGCTGTCGGGTTATCACGCCACGGATTTAAATACCCAGTCAACTTCGTCATCGATGTAACAACGTACTTCGACGCGTTTAATGCCTCATTGACCAGTAGCGGACTCCATGTTTCCGCGTTTTTATCTTGAATCCACCTTACACCGGAGGCTGTATGGAATGACGTACCTGAAGAAATAGTTCCGGTACCGTTGTAGAAGTATTCACCCGGTTTATTGTATAGAATCATCCCCCCAACAGATAATGCAGCCTGAAGCAACTGCGTGTCAGTTGCTGAGTCCCCCGACGCGGCAGGCATAAAAATAGTGCCCAGTTCTGAGCGTAACTGCTCCTGCCCAACATCGACAAAATTAGCTTTATCTGTAGCGCTCCATGTTGCGTCAGTCGTGCCAGCCGTTGTATACCCGGATCCAATCACAACCGACGCCGCCAGTTTCCAGAATGTACCGCCATACGAAACAAGCTGGTTATAACTGGTCAGTGTCCATGGGCCATCCTCATATCGACCTAAAACAGTCTTTCCCGCCTCCTGCAGCACGGCCTCGTATCGTGAGGCCTGGCTGCTTATCTGCGCGTCAAACTTCTGCGCCTGTTGATTGAACTGGGAAATAAAAGCCGCCTGTTGTGCTGCTCGCATTACTTCAAAAGATGATTCAATCCCATACCAGGTTTTTCTTTCCTGGCCGAACCTGTCTTCCCAGAACGCTGTTGTAATGTCATTCACAGCAAAATCAAGGTTCTTTGCGTTTTTCAATAATACTTCAGGGGCTGAAGAGCCAATCGGCGGATCAAAGGCCATGTTTTTTGCTCCAAAAAAGGCGTTCGCCCAAACGAGGGTTTGAGCGAAAGAAAAGTTGAAAGGGATTTTTTTGGTATTAAGCAGCGTCGCCGGGGTATGTGGCGTCGTCGTACTGGTAGAACGATTCGAGGTATTCTTTAGCGGTGACCTGACAGGTTCCGTCTGACTGCGGAGCGATCTCCTCTACAATGGCGTCGTAGACGTGGCGCGTTGAGCCGCAGAACACCAGGCGGATCGGCTCGATGGTTGCCGATGACAAGTCAACCTTCATCGGGTCATCAAACTCGCTCAGGTGCGGGACTGACAGCTGAAAATCGCCCACCCTGCTCGCCACCATCAGCCCGGATGCAGAGCCATCCTGATAGCGGATCAGCGCGCGGGGGTTTTCGAAAGACCAGTCCAGCGGCTCCGTGACGGTGAACGTTGTCACGCCACCAGCCGTTGTCATCGCCTCCACCAGACAGGAAATCGTGTTGTTACCCGGAATATCATCCGTGAGCACAATGCGATCGCCCGTGTTGTAGCACAGCGCGTCCAGCTCGGTAGTGGTCTGGAACGTCACCCGCTGCTGAAGGTATTTCATCAGGCGACGCATGCCGATCTGGTAGGCGTGATCCTGATTCAGTACCCCATCGAGTTTGTAATTCTCGATTTTCACCGGCGTGGGATTGTCCGGCGTCCGGCATTTAACGGTCTCCTCCGCCCAGGTAGTCCCGTTGATGTATGTCACGTCGACGCCATCAAAATCATCGTCTGACGGTACGGTAAATCCGCTCTGCAGCTCCTCCACCATCTCATGCGGAGTGATCACGCCAGTCCAGGGCTTAATCCCCTCATGGTTGACCGTCGCCAGGCCATCACTCAGCAGAAAACGTGACTTCCCGGCGTTGGCTATCTTCTGCAGCATTTCCAGCGCTGAGATACTGTCGCCGGTAGCGTAATCGAAATACTCTCCCCGTGGCGTCCAGTACGCAGACTCCAGCGCAGTGATGGTGTCGACATCCATCTCCAGTCCCAGCGAGTTCCCGACATGCAGCAGCGCCCCAGAAATGGTTCTGGCCGTTCCTGAGTCATAGGCCCGCGTGGCCACAACGTTTACGCGGCGGTCCGACTGAGCCGCCAATTTGCCCCCCGTCTCAACGGTCACCGCCATCAGCGACACGCCGGGATAGGATGAAGGGCGCGTCAGTAGTCGCCCGCGCAGTGCCTGCCAGTACATCGAATCCCTGGCGTTGTTTGAGCCCTGCTCATTGCGCCGGCGACAGCGAACCTCTACCAGCCCTGGTGAGCTGAGGGTGATCCGCTCAGTGAATCCCAGCCCGTTGACGTTTTTAAGCGCATACTCTCCCTGGTGACTCACCCACCCCGATCCGGAACCGTAGACGCGATACTGAATCTCCCACTCAACATGCCGAAGCCGCTTTTTCCCCTTGCTGTCAAAGCCACAGATGCCGTTCGGGAAGGAGAAATTCACCTCGAACATATCGACGGTCTCATTTTCAGGGCAAACCAGGAACGGCCCCAGCCAGCTCAGCGTGTCGTTAAGACCAGTGGCCTCATAGTCGATCATCGTCCGGGCGGTGAATCCCGGCCATGAATCATCAACGGCACCATTAACCAGGCGCGCCACCGTCGCCGTTGTGCCGTCGGTCGAGACAATGCGGTACTCATTCCCGCGGTGAGCAAGTGAAAGCCGTTGCACCCCCTCCGGCATGCCGGAAAAGGCTGTTCCCGTGGCGCTGTTATAGGCAAGCGTCACATTCGCCGTTACCGCCGGGCTGCCGCCGGTTGATGCCGTGCCGGAGGTGTAAACCGGAGCATCACCGAAAACAGCTGCAGGCAGCGAAGAGGACGTGATCGCCCCACCCGCGAACGGACTGGCCGACTCGGTTATCAGTACGGTGCCGCCGTTGTCCTGTGCAACCAGGCCGGAGCCAGTGAGTCCCTCGGTGATGGCCGCCAGCAGTCCCGACATCGAGACATAGTTAGCCACCAGCGACACCGGGTAGGTAACCCCCTGCCAGGTGATCGTGAACGTGCTGGAGTTGGTCGAAAAATCGTAGGTGGTCGGGGCCGCGCTGGCCTGGAGTTTTGCCGCACTCCCCCCGGTGCCGGGCACTGCAGCCTGACCGGGGGTATATGACGCGATAAACAGATCGTAATCGACAGAGTTAAACCCCAGCGTCACCGGCATTCCAACCACCGGCGCGATCTCCGTCAGCAGCGGGCTGGCGATAACGCTGTATCCGGCCGCCGAAGTGATCTGGTAGTTAGCCGGGGCTTTCAGTTCGACCACGGCGCCAGCGACCCAGCTGGGCGGCAGCGCGTTATCGTTCTCGTCATTATCGTCATCATTATCCGTATCCAGCCCGGTAAACGTTACGCTCGAACCGGATACGGTCATGCTGTCTGCGATAATGTCGTCTGCGTCCGGCGACGTCTGGGCCATATCCAGCCCGGTGCCGGATGACGTCCCGCCCACTTCGGTGGAGTTGACCCAGTTTTCGCTGCGCTCATCACCGGAAACGTCCGCGCCTGGCGGGTAATGGGTGCTGCTGAATCCCGGTAGCGTTGAAGCTGGCGTACTGCCAACCCTGATATCGCCATTGGTATAAATCAGATCACCGACACCGAGACACAGCAGCATCTGGACGCGCATTTTCGTAGGATCGGCGGCATCAAACCGGGTAACCGGCTGCACCACATAATCAGGGTAGATACGCACCCGGCCAAATACCTCACGAATGGCATCACCGAGTTTTGCGGTATTCGCCTTTGCCGGGTTCAGGTCGAGACTCCGCCCTGTAGATGAGGTATAGCCGCCCGTATCGATGTTGCTCATCATAAACAGCGAATAGGCTGCAGCGGCAACGGAGATACCGACACCTATCCACGCAATGGTCGCGGCCTCCAGCCCGAAGGGGACCGGATAAAGCCGGACATCACTATCAGGGCGGATCACGCAAGTAGCCCAGTCGCCTGGCGGAATTGACTGCCCCTCAACCTCAACGGTCAGCGGTGGGACATCCCGATCCTCGTAGCCTTCAACATTTGCCACCAGCCAGCTGCGAATACTGGTTACACCATGCTCATGCGTTTCAAGTGGTTCTCCGGGAAGCCGGGACGGATAAAAACGAATGGTCATTGCCAGAACTCCACTTTGACAAATCGGCGCTTAAACCGCGGCAACGGCAGAAAGGTGACGTTCGTTCCCGGATTGCATTCCGCCACGTGCAGCAGGCCACCGATACTGACTACGATCCCCACATGGGTGACGGTTGATCCGGAATAACAGGCCACCCCAGCCCCTTCGCAGGGTTCGCAGCGCTCAAGGGTAAGCATCATTCTGCGCGCTTCCCGGTCGAGGCCGCCGTCGTCTTTGGTGACCCCTGCAAAATCGGGCCAGACGGGTAAATTCAGATCGCGGCGTATCTCGTTCACAATGCCGAAACAGTCGAGTTGCGGGTATACGCGCCCGCCCTTCAGCCAGATGACTGAACGGTATTTATCAGGGTTGAACATTGGGATTCCTTAGCTGATATAACGCAGTCCTGGGAAGACAGGGAGCGTGTAGCGGTTACGTGGCCAGGCTGTATCAAGGATATTCATATAACCCGCGGTAATCTGCGCCTCTGTCGCCGTCCAGTAACCAGACTTGATTTTCAGCGTATACGGCACTTCCGCAGGGGCCGCTAAATCCGTGGAAATATAACGCCGGTACGTCAGCAATGCAGACAGACGGTTAGCCAGCGCATTGCGGATCGCCGTGGACACAACACCATCGATATTGCACAAAGCAAATTTGAGGTCCTGCGTGCCGTCCGCATTGCGCGCCGGCAGCGCAATGTCTATCGCACAGGCTGAAAACGTTACGGTATCGCCGTTCTCCGTCGTTGCCGTGATGTTGTCGTAACCCTGGCAAAGGTAGTGAACATCAGAGCCAATGGTGATCTGCAGCGTTTCAATGATCACCTCCGGTCCGCTGCTGGCGTAGAGGCGTTTAATCTGCGTCATGCTTCGGCCACTCCTTATTCAGCGCAATATCCAGCAGTGAGCTGCCGACGATCCATTCCGGGTAATTACCCCATGGGGCAGGAGCAAGGGGGCGTTCCCATAATTCAAGCGTCGCCGTGTACTTCCAGTAAATCGGGGCCACCAGCACCGGTCCCTGATAAATATCTGTGAAGCGGCATTTGTAAAACTTAATGCCTGCCGGCGTCTGCAGCTTCATCATGAACCATGCAGCCCCGTCAGATAACGCATCACGGAACCAGGACTCAAATGCCAGTCCCTGCGCATCGGTTTCCATAAACCAGGTGATGCTGGCCTGCGTCGGCGTGGACGTATAAGCTCGCCTTTGCCGCGCGCGGCCGGTGGTCAACTGTGTTCGTTTTAACGGGCTTACAGGCTGGAATCCGTATCCTTCCTGTAATGGCATCGGAAGACTGTCATGCGGGTAGTAGATATCAGTCATCACTCTAACCCTCTGCCTGGATATTTACTGCGCATTGCCTTACCAACTTTCCCGTCCCCTCTCAACAATTGCGCAGCAACCTGATCCAGGGCTTCCGTTGTCGCTCGCTTCTGCGTTTGAGCCATGGAGAGAGCCATCTGATCAGGTGTCACACCGGGCGGCGTATGGAAATGCTGCTCAATAGGAGCATGGATGGTGGTCTTGCTGCTGTTGTCGCTGTTAACGTTCTGGACACCAGTACCAAACCCTGTACGCCCCAGAGTTGCATCAAGTGGTTGGCCATTTCGAAGTGCCTCAAGCTGAGACACGCCGATCCGGTTCGTTGACGCCTGGTCGAAGACGTACTCACCTTTGTGAACAATACCCGCGGGCTGATACTTACCACCGGGGCCGGTGTAACCGCCGGAGGCGAAGCCAACTCCTGAAACAGCCTGGATATTTGAGACGATACTGGCGGTCTGCGCAGCGATTGAGGCCATAGCGATGATGTTGGCCGGATAAGGCGCGCTAACTGCACCGCTTGCTATAGCCTGCTGGATTTTCACCATTGAGTCCGCGATAGCGAATGCCTTGCTCGCAGCAAAAGCAACCTTGTAGATTGCCGATTGCTCACCAAACCCCGTTCGCATTATGTCGGCGGTACTGTCAAACAAGGACTGCGTGGCCGCAGATATGATGGTGTTTTTCTGAGCCTCGATGACCTGATTTGCATCCGCTGCACGCTGACGAATCGACGTCATTCTGGCCTCACCCTCGGCAGTTATTTCGCCGGCCTTCGCATAAGCTTCCTCCTGAGCTGCCAGCCAGCGCTGGAGCTCCTGCTGCGCCTGGTCATATTCATTGATTTGCCCCTGCATCCCCTCAAAAGTTCCAGAGAGTCGCCCTCCTGTGGGTGTCAGGTTTCCTACAACATTACGAACCGTCGAGGGCAGTTGCATATCGGTGTTTTGATAAATGTCTGCCCGTGTTTTTTCATATTCACCGGGTTTTAGTTGCCCGGTTGCTTTGGCTTTCTCCAGCAGTTCAAGACGGGTTTTAAGCAGATCGTTGGTCCGCTCATCCTTCGTCTTTACCTGTTCCTGCATTTTCCGGTAATCATCCAGGGTTTTTACGGAGTTTTGCAGTGCCTCCTGCTGCTTATACGCCTGGAGGATTTCATCTGAACGGGAAAGGATCGACTTCTGGTCGGCTGTGAGCTGCGTTTTAGACTTGAGGTCAGCAATTTGCTGTTCGAACTTTACCCGCGCCTGGGTTGCGCTGTTAAGCTTGTCACTGGCATCCAGCTGGGACTGCATGGCAGCAGTCTGCTGGTTTATCTGATCAAGCAGCCGGGTTGCTGCGTCCTCTGTATAGGCCTTTTGCTTAGGTGCCTTTGGGTCCTTATACATCTCGTTAATACGTGAGACGTTTTTTGCGTATTGCTCTGCAGTAATTGCACCAGCCTTCAGGAACTCGCTTTGCTGCTTAATAGCTTTATTGCGCTTATCCGCATTGCTCAGATATTGCTGGTTAACGCGGTCTGCTTCCTGCTGCGTTTTAATTCTTTGCTGTTCGGCTTCCTTAGCCTTCGCCTGTCCTTTGGTTACATCCCCCTGAAGATTGGCAACTGATTCAAGCAAATCTCTCTGTTTTATCATCTCCGGGAGGTTGGTAAACCTCGCGCTAAAACTGTTCCAGAACCCACCATCTTTTTGCCCCTTTTGGGCTTCAGCAATATTTTCGTTTAAGGTGGCAAGTTTATCCGTTAGTGTTTGTTCACGCCCAATGTTGAGCATCGCATCCCAGGCGCCTTTGGCCGTTTTACCCAGCGAGTCCCATGCACTTTCAAGAAGACCAAGATTCTGATGAATATCATTCGCACGTTGCTGCATGGCATTGGCGTAAGCATCAGTAGCCACCCGTGCAGCATCCTGCTGATTACCTTCATCCTGTAGCGCTTTAATCTGGTTGTAGGTTGCCAGTGTCAGAAAGTGGTACTGGTCGTTAAGTTTGGTTATAGCCGCTACTGGATCAGCAGCAATATCGTTGAAGTCGCTCACCAGCTTTTCTGTAGCAATACCCGTCGCATCGCTGATCTTAACAATGGCGGTTGTCACGCGCTCCAGAGAATCGTCAACTACTTTACCGGATGACACCAACTGATTCAGCGTTGAAGCTGCTGCACCGGTTGTGGTGTTAGCTGCGACCGATACACGGGCAGCCATATCTACCAGTTGCCCGGATGTTTTACCAACCAGATTACCGCCAAGGGTTAGCGACTTGTAGAACTCGTCCTGCTCCTGTGAGCCTTTGTAATAGGCCAGACCAAGAACACCAACAGCCGCGGCAGCCAGAGTGACAGGGTTAATCAACCCCAGCACATATCCGCCAACACCTTTAATCGCGGGACCAATACCGCCGAACATATCTTTCAACTGCCCGCCCTGCTGCATGAGCACCAAGAATGGCGACTGACCTGTAGATAAGCCGACAATAATATCTGTCATTTGAGCAGGGATCATACGCATAGCATTGGCAGTCTGAGCTGCAGACTGGCCTGTTTTACCCAATTGCGCCTGGGTTTTCTCCAGGGCATCGCGGGATTCTGCTAGTTTGCTGTTGAGGCGATCGTAAGCCAGGGGCGACAGCATCCCGGATGTTTTGGCTGTATCAAGCTGGCGCTGTTGCTCGTTCAGGCGGCGGAATGCTTCACCTACGGGATCTATTTGAGCCTCAAGACGACGCAGTGCATTTGCCTGTTCATCATGTGCTTTTGCAGCTTCGCGCTCGGCTTGTGCTTCGCCGGTTACTTCTCGGCGAGTATCCTGCAGTTTTTTGCTGTAGGCATCATATTGAGAAGTATTAATTGCCCCCGATTTAAAGGCCGTGTTGAGTTCACTTTGCTGTTGTTCAAGATTGCGAAGCGCAGCTGCCAGAGGGTCGATTTTATCGAGCATTCTTTGGAATGCATCAGCCTGCGCCTCCTGCTGAGCAGCAGCTAATTTGCTGGCCTTTTCTGCTTCTCGTTGAGCTTGTGCAACGCCGCTTAACTCATCGGTCGTATCATTCAGCATTTTGGAGAGAGAGCGAAACTCTTCCTCGTCAATTAGCCCCTTGTCGAAGTATTTTTTCAGCTCAGTAAAGCGGCGGCCAACGGTATCAATAGCAGCACCAACCGGATCAATGACTGCTCGCAATTTATTGAGAGCGTCTTTTTCCTCGTCAGTCGCTTTTGTCACTTTGAACATGCTGGTTACGGCTTTATCACCAGACTGAGTCATCTTATCAAGCGCAACTGCAAGGCTGTCAGCCTGTTTTTCTGCCCCAGAGCTATCTATAACAATGGCCAAGCGGGAAGTTTGTTCTGTCATTTGGCGATCTCCGGGCAATAAAAAACCCCGCCGGAGCGAGGTTCATGTTATGGGGGCAGCAATAAAAACCCACAAAATAGTGGGCTCAGTTATCAAAGCTTTGCATTATAAGTTCGTATGAATTCATCACGAATTCCACTAGGTAGCTGATTTACCAACTCATCAATTTGCATAATATATTTTTCTTTGATGCTCTCGGGGCCTAATTCAGGATTAGCTTGTCTCAAGCGTGATACCAAGTTAGTTACCGCCTCTTCATTAACATCAAAGCCTACTTTTTTCCTGATGAAAAATGCATCAAATGGGATGTCGCTCGGCTTAAAATTTTTGAGCCTAGCAACTTCTATCGCTTCTTTAACATCACTACCGCAGTGCTTACACTTTATGGCTTCAGGCTTAATCATTTCTGCACAATATGGACATTTAACCAGCCCACTATCAAGCTGGCTCTGTTCCATGGCGCGAATGTCCTTCTTGATTACCAGTGAGTGAATTAGAGCTACGATGAAGAGAAGCGCTCCGTATAACCACCAAGCAAAAAACGAGCGCCCTTTACTGCTCGCTATCGCCGCTGGTATGCACCCAATAATTGCACAAATTATGATTAGTTCCACATCCCTATCCCCATCATTAACATTTGCACACAGGTTAGCACAGGAATAGATGTAGACAATGATATGACTACTTCACTTTTGCCTGTCTTTTCTGCTCTTCGGCCCACTCAGCCCTCCAGGCATCATCGAGAGCCAGTATCGCTGCGTCAAACTCAATGCGGTCGATCAGGATGGTGCGCGATGCCAGGTAAAGCTCGATATCGTTCAGGGATAGAGGGAGTGGCACTCCGGCCATGCCGGCATACTTCCTGCCGCGCGATATCATGGCGTAAGCGTTGAGGATCTCCCCAGTGACTGCATCGATTTCAGGCTCCGGAATGGGCGGGAGATTTAGTTTCTCCCTGCGCCACTTTGCTTTCTCGCCCTGCTCGCCGGCGAATTCCTTTAGCCATTTTTGGGCCTCTATGGCTTTTTTACGGTTTCCTGAGTCTGCTGCTCCTTACCCTGAGCAATGGACGCCGCCTCAGCCAGAATAAGCCAGTACAGAGAGGGGTTTTGTTTCAGTAACGCAACACCACGCTCCGGAGTATACGCTACGGCCGTCTCAGTACCATCCACCAGCTCCCCCACGCCTTCCCAGTCTTTCAGAAGAAAGCGCGCGCAATTGTCGATGAGAAGATCATCAACCGAGTCAATCTCGCCCACACTGGCGAGATCGAAAGCATCCGTACCGACCTGGTAGCTCGCGTCCATTTTGTCGATATGGCGCCGCACCAGCGCATTGCGTGAGCGGTATTGTGGATTCTCGCTACTGGCCACCAGCAGACGGAGTTTAAATAGCGCCTCGTCTTCCGGCGTGAATTTCTTTTTACTGCCTGCCGGCTTTTTGTAAGGGAAAAACCAGCGTTCTCCGTTCAAATCAATTTGAGAAGAAATAATCAGCATAAAGACTCCCAAAAAAGCCCGATCCGCGATGACTGCAGAACGGGCCAGGTAAATTAAGGCGCGGTAACGGTGATTTCAGACGTTGCGGTATAGGTGCGGGCCTTACCGGTGATTGTTGCAGTGCCGGCTGCGTTACGTGTGACTTTCGCTGTTTTCTGCCCGGTAGAAACCACGCTGGCAATAGTCGGATCCGATGACGTCCACTGGACGGTATCAGTTGAATCAGCTGGCGTAAGCGTGGCGGTTAACGTCACAGTAGATCCCACTGCTCCAGTTGAAGTGGCTGGCGCAACACTGATTGCCGTCGCCGGCACTTTAGGCACGCGCGTAATCGTCGGCGGAGTATTGGCCGCGGTGATATCCAGCTGAACCTGAACAATGTCAGTGCTCCCCGCATCCGGCCAGTCGCCGGAGATCTGCACTTCCGGGAAATCGAAGGTATAGGAGCCTTCAGCATTCTCCAGGGAGAAGCTAAACGGCACCGTTTCGCCGGTGAACGTTTTTTTGTAAACCTCCCAGGCAGCTTTTGACCATGACAGCGTGATTTGACCTGACGGGGTAAAGGTTGTCGGAATGTTTGCGCCGGCGAACGCCGAACCGGTACCGATGCAGCGCTGGGTCTGCATATTGTTGTCGAACTGAATGTTAAAGGTGTCGACGCAGAAGCCTGTCCCGCCATCAACACCATTTAGCCGGATGTTGGTGACCTCTTTGAAGGAGTAACGCAGCGCCCCCGCCAAATCAACCGGCGTGGTGAAATAGCTGGTATCGTCCCCCTTCGTCTCCCAGTCCAGCCCTGCAAACGTAATGGTTGCAGTGATATCACCATCGGCCGGGATTTCCATCTGGAAGGTGCCAACCTGGCAACCGCGGGCAATCTGGGCGATCCCCACATCACTGGCAAAGGTCGCCACGGAGAACGTAATACGACCGTTACCCATCGTCAGCACGTTATTTACCCATTCGGAACCGAAACAGCTGGCAAGAAAATCGTCATGCTGGTTCCAGCGAAACCGCGTACCGACATCACCGCCGACATCCACAGTGCCGCGTGAAACACCCTGCGCCATGCGGTCACCAGCGATTTCGTCATTGTCGTTGGTGTTCTGCGTTGGTTTCAGACCAAATGAAGAACGACGCAGCAGGTTCCACGCCCCTGCTGTAGGCGTGATTCCTGGCGTTGTCTCGCGAATAAACGCGGCTACTACTTTTGCACCTGAGCTCACAGGAGCCTCCTGTTTTTTGTGCGCTACAGAGCGCGATAAGGAATTTGAAGATTGAGCTGTAACCAGCCATCGGTCTCACCCGCCGGCACAGCAGAAACAGCGAAATAACTCAGCTTTCCGTCGTCCTTAAACTCGAATAGCTCCGTTAGCTGGTCGGCCGTTCGTGAGATAAGCAACGTCCCGGAACCGACCGGAACAAACAGCTGAATGATGAGTAAGCCCGTCCTGTGGACTACCGGCCCGTCCCCGATCTCTGTTGCGCCAGCCTGCCCAGCAATGTTGGTTAGTCGGGCCCAGATATCGCGGTTACTGGGGTCAAATACCGGGCCATTGGGATAATCCACCGCATCAGAGGCAATAGCGGTCTGTGCCGCCATTCGGGAAATGACAGCGTTTCTGATTTCTGTAAGGGTCATTTGTAGGCCTGAATTACACCATTAAACGAGACGGCATAGACGCCTGTCGGCGCCTGTGTTGAGTGGCCATTCTCCAGAGGCACGGAGTAAGGCAGGTTCGACTGGATGTAAATCACCGAGTAAGCTGGCGCCTGGTCAATAATATTTTTGCCATTAAGAAACGTCATTGTCCCGCGCGGATCCGGTTCGGTCGGGACAGAATGATTAGGTTCGCCGATGCTGACAAAATGCGATGCCCTGAAGGTTCCTGCGCGATACTCAGCCGGCCGCCTGATATCCATGCTGTCATTAACACGGACTTTCTTTCTGAGACGGCCTGTCTTTGTCAGGTTGGCAGGATCGGCATAAAGAGATTCGTTCCATTCCCCAACAGCTTTGTTGTACTGAACCGCGGTCGCGTTAATGGCCCACAGCTCCGGGTTTCCTACCGGCGACCGTTGAACAATTTCATTCAGCAGCTGAATAGCGATTGTCCGCTGGCGTAGTTTGACATCTTCTGCCACCAGCCCGGCGAATGCCGCCGGGTCAATGTTCCAGCCCTTAGCCATATCACGCCCTCCGCAGTTGAATGGAGTACGCAGCGCCTGCAGAGTCGGCAGAAGCGGTGATGACCTCGTAGCGCTGAAGCTCACCCGTAACCGGATCCGGTGCGGTGATGATATGCCAGACCGCCGGCTTATCAGTCACCTCGTTAACCAGGGCGGTTAGCTTCACATCACCATGCAGAATGTTAACGCCATCGATACGGCGCAGTTTATAGCGCGCGAGCACTCCACGCCCCGAGTAAGTCACCTTCGTTTCAGTGCCGGTTTCCGTCACCGGGTCCCAGGCATCCCGAACGGTGTATGACCCAGTGAAATCCTTAACGGCATCCTGCAGATCGGTATCGAAGGCTGCGGCGACTTCGGTTTGCAGTTCGTCACGAATGCCCATATCACCCCCTCACCAGCCGCACCTGCGACTGATTTACACCGTATGGCTTAAGCATAGCCAGAGCCAGCTGCAGGTCAGAATCAAGCAATGCAGAGCTGTTGGTAGCGAGTTCTGCGAACGTTTTGGAAACAGAAACGTCGTCAGCATCAACGCTCTTACTCAGTAACACCCCCGAATCAGTTTTCTGCTGATATAGCCCGCCATTTGCCGCCGACAGCGCCGCATAGGCGCCGGCCTGTTTTACATCGTCAGGAATGATGGTTTCGTGAGTTGCCTTATCGCACGGCAGTTTCAGGTTAAGTCCATTCATCCAGGTATTAGCCATCAGCACAGATTTGGCTTTTTTGTTTTCATCTGTCCAGGTGGCACCGAGAATCGAATTGACATCTTCACCGGTGATGTAAGTGATCATGCATCACTCCATTTCTTTCCAGCCGTGCGCCTTCCAGTTCTCCACTTCATCAGGGTGAACGTTGGCTGTATTGGGGGCGCCGGGGAATGCCGGGAAATCGGTAATCATCGCCACCAGCTGCTGTTCCTGCTGTTCCTGCTGTTCCTGCTGTTCCTGCTGTTCCTGCTGTTCCTGCTGTTCAGGATCATTGGCATCAACCTGCGCGGCCGCAAGTTTTGCTGCAGCACGTTCAGCACGCTGCTCTTTGGTTAATCCAGCCATAAGCCCTCCACTAAAAAAAGGGGCCGAAGCCCCTCATGGTTGATGGTTTTCAGCCAGCAATAATGACGCTGTGACGCGGAACTGGCGCAGCGACACCCCACGCCAGACCAACTTCATAACGGATTTGGCGATACTGGCGGTACAGTGCCACCTGGAAGGTAATGCCTGATACCGGGTCGGTAACGTTCATCACATCATCCGCAGTATCCCCACCTTGCGGCATTGCCGGGGTGCGAGATGCCAACAGCAGCGCATTACGGTCAAACGCCATATTCGCCACATAACCTGCACCACGGGTAATAGCAGTGTTATCTGCCAAATCCTGACGCAGACCAGGCTGAGCAAGGGTGATAGTACTTGCGGTCGCAGCTGCAACTACATACTTGTTGTCGTCGCCAGCAAAACTCACCACATCGCCAGCGGTGAAAGACCCTGTGCCAGTATCAATGGCAATGATACGATCGCCTTCAGCTTTTGCTCCATTCACCAGGTAGCCTGCGGCAGCCGAGGCTGTGTGAGTTTTAACGCCGGCGGAGTTGTGGATATTAAAGCCCTCCAGGCGGCCCAACGTACCTTCACGCAGCAGTTGTTCCGTCCCGGCTTCGTTCACCTTAAACAACACTGACTGTTTGCCGCGCAGGTTTGCGATGGCAGCTGAACCGAGAACCATCTGGAGATCGGTAGTCGGTGAGCCGTTGTCCTCCAGTACCTTACGGGCCAGCGCGGCATCACTGAGGTCTTCCTTGATACCGAACGGCGTAGTACCCGGCGTGCCAACCTGACGCGATGCGTTGAAGTACAGCGCCCCCAGATCTGCGTCAACTTCGTTCGCCAGTGCGCGGAATGCCTGCTTGAATTGGTCAGCAAGGATGGTGTTGTAAGTACCAGCCGGACCGAGGGCCAGTTGCTCTTCACCATTCCATTTGACCGGAGCCATTTTGGATTTAGTGATTTTGACATCGACGGTACCGATGTTCTGATCACCCGTGTTAGGAGCCGAAGGGCCCGGCACGATGTCTTCAGTTACCGCTACCGGGGCAACTGGTGCGGTAACCGTCTGGTCTTTTGCTGCAGCATCTGCTTTGGTGTTACGGGCGACGGCAGGAATAAAACCTACCTGCTCGCGGGAAACAACATCCAGAGCGGTATAGATAGTCGGGATCAACCCGGTCAAAGTGTTCGACATAATTCATTTTTCCTTAGAGATGGGTTTGGGTTGGTTGAGCTATCCAGCTCCGGCGCCCGCCACCATCCGGCGGCAGGCAAAAGAGGACTAATCAACGATGGTGACACCGTCTTTGAGGACATTTTGTTTGCCTGCAATATCCAGCGAATCGAATGCATCACGCTTCATGGTTTTCTGCCCTGCCTGATGCTGAGACTGTCGAGAGCCGCCCCCCTGGTTTCCGCTGGCCTTCAGAATGTGGTCTTTCTGTGGGTACTGCTCCACCAGGAACTCCAGCGCTTCATCAAACGAGGCCAGCTCGCCCGGCTTCGAGCGGGAGTAAATTTTGTTGCCGATGCCGTCATAGGCGACAACTTTACCCTCTTCGACCTTAAACGACTGACCGAAGCGGGCCTGAAGCAGATCGGCAGGGATGGCGATTTTATCGGCGATAAATTTGGAACCTGTGAAGCTACCGCCGATCATCGAATCGTACAGTTGACTTTCCAGCGTTTTATTTTTGTTGTGGGCCTCATCCAGTTGTGCCTGGAATGATTTGGTGATATCCGCTTTCACCTGGTCAACAGCACCCGCGTCGATCAGTTTTTTCTGGTCGATTTTGGTCATCATGTCCAGCGCTTCAAGAGCCTTCGCCGGGTCACCGATTTTGGCGAATTTCGCCAGGCTGGCTTCAGCTGCTTCTTTGGCTTCACGATGAGATTTCGCCTCACCGTTCAGAGAAGAGATTTTTCCAACGGCCTGCACAGCATCGAAGCCGATCTCTTTGCCGTCGTCATGTACATAAACGGGAAGACCGTTCGCATCAACTTCTGCATAGCTCTTGCCGTTTACTTCAACTGTTTTCAGTTTCATGTGGTTACCTTTTTGTGGGCCATCCGACCGTTGCGCCGCTCACCATCCGGATCACGGCAATAAAAAAGGCCGCCCGGAGGCAGCCTGTTGTGAAATTTAGATAATAAAAAAGGCCGCCTTAGCGACCTTGATAGTGGTATTCGTAGTGATGCAGTTTCCCGTCTATTACTATCCTTTCTAGCGTATATATCAGAATATCCTGTTCGAGATCACAGGCATCAAATCCGTTATTAAACAATGGGGATGCATCAGAAACAGGCTGCGGAAATTGCACTCGTTCTAATGGCACTCCGTAGTCATCCGTGTGAAGGGATACGGACTCACCATCTCGAGGCCCACCTTTTAAGAAAATCTTCATGCTAAAGGTCTCCTGAGCGATCATAAGCAAGTGTGGTGGCCGGTGCTGCCACGGCATTCTGATTCTTCAGAACGGCGGGGACTCACCGAGGTGAGTCTGGTTTCCGGCTTGCCCGTTTCTCACGGGACGCTTTGGCGCGCAGGTCAGCATCCTGCATTCACCACGAATTTACTCTATCACACTCTGGCGTCCTTAAACGCCTGCGCGTCACGGTTGCGCAATTGGTCAAGCGTCAGCCACTCGCCCCTGTCGTTGTAGAACTCATCGGGAGACATGCCGCCATCACGAATCAGCCTGGCGCGCGTTTCTCCGACAATCTCAGCTTGTCGCGTGAACGACTGCCGGGAGAACCAGTCCTGGTAATTCGTGTCAGCCGGAACCTGTCCATCCATGCTGGCACGCGAGCTGTCCTTGATTTCGCCGACTTTGATACCCAATTCCTCGGACGATTTCAGGATGTAAGTTTCGGTGCTCCGACAGCAAAAGTGGATTTTCCCGGGTCCCTGCAGATACGGCACCTTATGGCCGACAGGCTTGTTATCCAGGGTGTACTTGAGACGATCGCGAATACGACAGTCTTTTGACGTTTTATTGTCGAGTGTGGACAGCCACTGTTTCCCCTTCAGGATGTCGTCGTTAGCATCCGCAAAGCTCTTTCGCGCCGTTGCCGCAAGATGCCCTACAGCTGTTTTGGCAATGCTGCCGGCGTTGGCCCTGCTCATCTGCAACGCGCCATCCTGATAACCACGGTTAGCGTGTCCGCGTACCTTGCGGGCAATCTGCTCATGCGTATCACCCAGCAGAAATCCCTGCCGCACCGTATTGCTGATACGCGCCATGCGATCGGCTTCAAGGTTATCAGCCCACTCACTGAGCAGGCGCCCCTGAAATGGCTGTGCCATCGCCGTGGCATACACTGCATCCGGTGAAATACCCACCAGCGGGTGAAGCGATAACACATCATCGGGGATCGCAAACTGGAACAGGCTCAGCTGAAAGCCTGCTTCGTGCTGAGCGAGTTGCTGCAGTTCATCAGATAGTCCGGCGTACATTGACTGCACAGCCTCGCGATTGAGAGCCCTGACACTACTGAGCAGCGCTTCCAGTCGCGAGACGGTAAAGCTGTCCGCATCCAGGCTATCCATCGCCACCAGCAATCTGGCCGTCAGTTCCGCATCGCTGTCATTCAGGATTTTTATCATCCTGTTTGCAACGCTGGTGCTGTACCGCGCAATCCATATCGCATGCGCTATCGATTCATCCTGAAGCTTGTCATTCGCCGTTGCCATTTGCACCACCCGGGTTACTCAGTCCGCCGGCCAGCGTGACCTGCTGATTCCGCAACTCGTCGATTACCTCTTCGGGCTTCGCATCCGGATCAATAAATTTGAGGGCCTGCAACACGCGAACAGCATCGACCTGACGTATATCACCACCCTGGCGGAGCGCCTGCACAGCTGTTGCAGCTGCGGAATCAAACGTCTGGGCTGAAACATCCAGCTCGGTGCGAACGTCGACATTGCCACCTTCTTTCTCGCCCAGCCATTCCGCCATGATCTGCAGAATGTTATCGAGGGCGTCCTCAAGAGAGCTCGCCATCGTATACAGAGGGGAGTTTTCCTGCATGCGCTCTTCATTGGTCTGATCAACGGATTTGGTAGAGGTATTCTCGGCACGTAAGAGTTTTGCCCCGGCCTGCCGCATCTGATCTTCCAGTTTTTCCAATGACGTTTCACCAGCTTCAATCGCAGCCCCGGTATGCTCGACATATTCCAGTCCCTGGCGCTGACGATCATCGAAACGAGTCGCAGAGGAAGCACCTATCGTCAACGTTTCGCCATCAGCCAGACCGTAAGCCACCAGCAACGGCACGCGAGCGACATGAAGTATGTTGTCCTGTTCACTCTGACTCTGCCAGTGCTTGATATTCAGCAAGGCGAGATTAAGCAGTGGCGGTGATCCACGCATGAAACCAGTGCGTTTCGTGTAGAGCGTTACCAGCGTAATATCGTTACGGCTGGTTGCCCATTCTTCGTGAAGCGTCCATTGCGCGACTCCATTATCGCCTGCTTTGCGGCGGTATATTTCAACCTTGCCGGGCATGATATGCCGAATTTGTTCAACCTTTGTCTGCCCGTAGTCATCTCCATCAACAATGATTGATTCACGAATACGCAAATCTGTGAGGATGACCTTTCCGCCTTCAACTTTCGACTTCCAGCCTATGACCTGTCGAGGGTTCAGCATCGTAACGTATGGCCTGCTCCCGGCTGCTATTTCATCAGCTTTTGTTCTTACGGACTGAGGATCCACTCGGGGATAGTCCACCAGCGCATGAACCAGACCATACTGAAATCCGATGCTAAAGAATTGCTGCGCCCACACATCAAGGCGATTGCCTTCCATGTCGATGTCAGTCGATAGCTTTCTGATGCTTTCGGGCGCGCTTTCGCTCAACACCGTAGGCTCAGCAAATACGCGCCCTATGTTTTGTTTGATCGCTTCTTCATAGGCAGGGAGCAGGGTTGCAACCGCTAATCGTTCTTTGTAGCTTTCAGGGTCTTCATTGGGCCATTTCGGAAGATACTTCTTGCCCTGCCGGCGCATTTCCAGCGTGCCGCCCATCAGCGCATCATTGATATCCCAGGCCTCAACCATATCGTTGTAGTCGAGGTTGGGTGTTGAAATATCAGGCATGGTTTACATCCGCAGTTTGGTGACTTTTCCGGTCGGTTTGATGATTGGGAACTGTTTCACAATGAAGTAGCCGCCAGCATCGTTAGGGTGGTCGTTATCAGCTTTTTTGTCAGGTTCTCCGTTTTCGCCCCAAACCTGTTGCTCAAGCGATTCGGTGTACACCGGGCACCGCTTTACATTCACTTTGTAGCGACGTTCACCGTTACCATTGCAGAACATGGCGTTCATGGAGTTGATGCGATCTTTTACTGGCGGGTTTGAATCATTCACGATCACATTAAATCCAGCCTGTTTAAGCTGTGCGATATCCGTAGTACTGGCATGGGCTGACTTGCGAGAGTCACCCGAGGCGTCCGGGTAAATATAGATTTCCCGCACCTTTCGGTAGTCATGGCCGTCATATAGCCAGAACCGCTCTTTGATGATGCGAATAATGTCCGGGGTGTCGTAAGCCTTGATGATTTCAGTAACTGCACAGGGAAGCCCAAAACGCAGCACATGAACAATTCCGGCCATCTTACCGACGTTAAAATCCATACCGATATACAGTGGTTCTCCGGGCTGCTCTTCCTCATGGCAATTATTCAGCTGACGATCAAACTGATGGTAAATCGTCCCGCTTGTAAGGTTGGTGAACTGGCCACGCAGATAAGCCTTGATCAGCTCCGGCGGATATGACTCCATCAGTGACGGGATGTAGTCCGCCGGCAGGTTCTTTTCGTTGTCGAACGTCGAGGCCTGCACCAGGCCGTACAGCGTTGAGAGCGAAGGCTTATCGCGTACAGCCTTTGCGAACTGCTGATAAACGAATTTAAAGCCTTCCGGCGTCGTTGTGACGTCAATTCCGTTACGCAGGCCGGGCACCTTGTAACGCATACGCGCGATGATTTTTCGCCAGGCTAACTGCGCCTTTTTGGCGGGCATTACGTCCAGCTCATCAATCAGCGCGTTACCGATTTTAAAACCAACGATGGTTTGCGGTTTCTCCATCGAGCGGCAAATTGTCGTGCCGCGATACTGGCGCCCCGCGTAGAAGTGGACCTCTTTGTTCCCCTCGTTGATTTTGACATTCAGCCCCCAGTCGTGGGCCACCTCCTCAACAGTGGGATAAAAGATGTCACGGATCTGCGGATACGTTGGCGCAAAGTAACCCTGGTTGATTTTGGGGTGTTCCCACATCCCTTTGCAGATACCACCGCAGCCGACCCACGTCTTGCCAGAACCGAAGCCAGCGACGTAGGCCTTAAACTTGTACTGCATCGCAAGGAATTTAGCCTGAGGGATGTTAAGCGTCGGTGCTATCGCCATCCTCTTCCCTCACTCGTGCATCGACTACGTTGATATTGATTGCAACTGGCGTTGGTTCGTCATCCTCCGGGTCAGCGGCCAGTTCTTTGCGGAGCTTGTCGATCTCCAGCTGCCGGCGCTCGATTTCAATCTGCTGCAGACGCTGGGCGAATTCACTATCAGCCAGGCCGAGACGTTTCATCACCGCCTCGAACATTCGCTCGCGGCTGATAGCGGTTATCTCCACGCCGTTCTTTCCGAGCTTCACGCCGGAATAGGCAAGCGCTGCATCAGGCGCCAGTTTGCGCGTATCGGCGAAGAAAGGCTGGCCTACTCCATCACCATTGCAGCGGGGGCATTCCGGGTTAGGTGCGCTGGTGTGGTCGTAGCCGTATCCGCCATCATCCAAAGGTTCTCGACGTTTACGCTCAAGTGCCTCGAGGCGTTTCTCTTCGTACTCTACGGCATCGCGCCATTGATACTGATGACCGAAGCCCCAGCAGTAACGGCAACTCCCGCGGCGATACTGTGATAGCTGGTTGGCGTCGAAGGTGGCCAGGCGCCACATCTGCACAAGCACTTCATCAGCACTTCCAAGCGTGCGCACAATGGATGCTTTCTGCTGCTGCGCAATGGCCTGCGCAATACTAACTTTTGCTAACAGCCTTGCTCCCTGCACATTCGCTGTCTTCTTACTGTACCCGGCACGAATAGCGGCCTGTGTGGCGTTGTTGTCTTTCAGGTATTCCGCGACAAATAAACGTTGTTGACTGGTAAGTCCGTCACCATCCACCAGCTCTTCTGCGCACTTTTCCTTTTGCGCAGTGCGCAATTTCTTCTGCGCAGGTTTTTGCGCAGTTTGCGCAGTGGGTTTCTTGATATATCGGCGGGCAGTAGCGTAATTCAGTCCCTGCGCTTCACACCAATCCTTCGGTGATACGCCGGTTGCGGCATGATCGGACAGGAACCGTTGCTGAAGCTCGCCCCAGTCCGGTTTTGCCATGGTGTTTTCCCTGAATTCTGAACATTATCGAAGCCACTCACTTTGAATAGCTTCTGTAATGCATTAGCAATCTGCATCAGGACGGGCGACTGCACGGCAGGCCCACATACAGGCTTCCTGCATTTTGGTGCGGGCGATTGCCAGGCTGCGCATAGCTTCATCAATCTCCCGAGCCTGCTCAGCACTTAACATTGCCGGGCCATTACGGACAGCCAACAATTCACCTCGCTCTGTATCGAGCAGACTGCAAAAATGCCGGCTGACACCTTTGAGGCGGTTCATGCGCTCAATGTCGCCCGCGGTTAATGTGCGATATCCCTTTACGGTGCTGCCGTCCTGCGGTTTAGCTTCACTCATTTCGTAGCCTTTTCGGTTGGTTGTTGTAATGCCTGCTGCTGGTAATAAAAATGCCGCACGGCGGCAGTAACTAGTCGGAGGAGGTCGCGTCGCGACGTATATTCAAAAGCTCTGTCAATGATGACCAAGCTTGAGTAATTTCGGCATCAAGGTTGCTAAGGAATACGCTTCGGGCATCCTGCGTGTTCCTTTCCTCTTCTGGCTTTAATGCTGCAGGCACTGCGTCAGAGATGTTGATCGGCAGGCTGAGGCTTCTCAGTTCTTCTTTGAGCAGGCGAACCTTTTCGATTACTGCATCAATGGCGTTGTCATCAATTTCAATTACGAGTTTTCGTTCTTTCATAGATACTCCGTTCCGGGCATAAAAAGTCCCGCTATTGTCAGTCATCACGATTGAAAGTTGCCACAGAGTAGCGGGCAACATTTCTCCGCTATACTGTTAAATCGCCGAGTTCAACAGAACAGGAATGAAAATATGATCGATCATTACTATGTAACTCATGCTCAACTCCTGGCGCTGAGAAACGTTGTTGCTTTTATTGTGCAAACGATGCCTGAAGAACAAAAAGAGAGTGTCCTTCAGGTTTTGAAAAAATTTGCTGAAATAGAATTAATGGATGGTATCGACGCGCCGCCTACGAGTGATATCACCCCGAAAACAGTTGAGAAGTTAAATAAAGCCTACAAGGCAATCTTCACTGACATTATCGATCTTTCAACGCCTGGCAGGAAATCTGCTTCAGCAAGCTACCTGCAATAGCTCTCGACCTTATCTCCATGATGGCCAGAACGTTCTCGTCTGGCCCTTTCTCAAGTTTGCTCAGTCGAAATTCAATATTCTTTGCCTTGGTCATCGCGTAACCCTGCCGGTTAGTTGCGGGCAGTTAGCCTGCACTGATTTGTTTTGCGCCAGGATGTCACGCTTGGTCTGCTTATCCAGCACGTCGATATCGTGGTCAGTCAGGTAGATGATCCGCACCCAGCTGCAGGCCGTATCAACGACTACCGGGGCGGGTAAATCTTTCGCGCAGCTCGCGATCAACATCGTCATCGCCCATACGCTTAACGTCTTCCTGTACATCGCTTGTCTCTTTCACAACTTCCGCCTTACGTTCTGCCGCGGCGACGGTGGCGGCGGCCTTCTCTTCGGTACGCTGCTGATCGGCTTTGGCTTCCGCCTTACTGGTCCCGCGAGCATGGCCGATGCCGAACGCTCCAGCGATAGCACCCAGGATGACAACCACCAGCCCCGCGATAGCTTCGATTCCCATGATCACACCACCAGTACCGCTTTTGCTTTCAGGAAGCGGGCGCGCCGGTCATCGATGCCGTTCTGTCCGCCGTTGATAATCTGCGTGACGCGTGTAAGGTCACCGGGATAACGCAAACAGCCGCGTGAGGCATAGAACCAGGCAGCACTGCGCGCCGCATACTCATCCTGTGCCAGCAATTCAGGCTGTTTAACCAGATCAATCTTCAGAGCATTCCCGCAGTCGCGGTAATTTTTCAGGCCGGTGATCTGGATGAGCCCGCGCCCGCGGTAAAACCAGCCGTCTGTTGGCCCGTTATTCCCCATGCGTTTGCTGTACACCAGGTTGGCGATCGCTCTTTGCCTCTCCAGTGGCAAAGAGGGCTCACCCTGACGGCGGCCGAGCGAATTAGCCTGACCCTGCGTCAGCCGCCCGGCGCGGACAAAACTATTCAACCCGGCCACGCTATAATTGAAGCTCTCAACAAGCTGGGTAAATCCCGTGCTTTCATGCCCTACCTGGGCAATGAACATCGCCTGATCGATAGCTGCTGTTATGCCAAACTCTTTCATCGCGGCTGTAATATGCGGAAACCAGCGCGCAGCTAACCCGGCGCTGATACCAGCCGCCTTCTGGAATTGTGTTTGATTCATTAGTGCCTCAGTACATCAACCAGCCGCGCTACATTGCCTCTAACGCTCAGCAGCACAACAAGGATCATGATATTGGCCGCGATGGTGGGCCATGATGAATAGGGATAGATGCCGCACAGATACGCCAACGGCACAGAGCTGTATATCACTGTTATCAGCCATGCCAGCAGCGACACCCACTTACGATGACGTGAGTCTCTACGTCGATAGAACATCAACGTAACAACGACACCAGCACATAACAGCGCATTGATGGTTGCAGTAGGATCATTTAGTACCACCGGAACCTCCCCGGCGCGTTATTAGCGCCACCAGCGAGCCAATATCCTGATTGTTCAGGAAGGTGAGTATTTTTACGGCCAATGCCGAAATGATTACGGCACCAATTGCATCCAGAGGCTTATCGTTATACCCGGTCAGGTCGGATAACTTAGAACCGACCAACCCGGAGCACAGCACTCCAGCGATATAGGACACAACGAAATATGCCATCCGTCGTGGGGCGCTCAAATCGGCCGCTGTCGCTATATAAAAGACGGAACCAGCAAATGCCCCGAACACAACACCGTAGTCTGTACCGGTTAATAGCCCGTAAACACTCGCCCCAGTTAAAGCGCCACCAGCTAAGCCTGTGCCGGTTATTGGTTCGGACATCGGTCCCCCTCAATTGCTGTGAATCCTCTCAGAACGAGGGGAAAGAATTCAGGCCGCAGGCTCATGCATTTCACGGTTAATCTGCAATTTTATCCTGGGTCTGAAATGAAAAAGGCCCGCCGAAGCGAGCCCAAAACGCAGAAAGCCCCGGCATTTGCCGAGGCTTTAAATTTTTTCTTCAACGGTGAACACACAATGCCCATCGTTAGAACAAATTAACACGAATTCGGGAAAAGTAAATATCTCACCGCGTTATTTGTTTGAGTTGGGCCTCTGCCCACGCCTCCTCTATATCGAATTTAGTGATCAGCACGTCAAAGAACGGTTTAACCGACTTTTTCCAGGTGTCCAGAGTGATGGCGTCCGTTATCTGGCAAATGGCCCTATGTACAGCAGTGGAGAGGATTCGCTCATACCCGCGACCTCCACAACGTTTACAGTTACCCATCACAGGCACTCCCTGCTTCTCAGTCTCATCCTGGTTCACTACCTTCCCCCGACCGTGGCAGTCGTTACAGGCGGCGCTAACAGTCCCTTTTCCCTTGCACTTTTGGCAAAGTACCCGGACCTGCTCCCGGACCGACTTCAACTCCTCCCAGTATGATGGATAGATCCCCTTTGTAACTTTGACCCACTTCGGCGGTTTGCCGTCCGGATACGTTACTTTGTTGGTGAACGCCACTGCGTCGATGAATCCAGACCCATTGCAGCAGTCGCATGTTTTTTTACTGGAAGCACTGCGGGAGTAATCCTCAAAGGCGTACTCTGCGAGGATCCGTATAACCCGGGGTTTTACGCTTGGCGAGAGCTTTCGCAACGCTGCAACCTTATCGCATTTTGTCAGCGCGTACTCAGCCAATAGTCCGATAGCCCGATCCCGGTCATTGTTGCTTATGCCCATCTTGCCCAGGAAAGCGCTATACCCCATAGCGGCACGTTCCTGGGTCATGCCCATTGCTGCCATGATGTCGGTGCCGGTCAGTGAATCAGAGGCGGTAGCACGCGGAGAATCGCTAATCAGCGTGGATTTTGCGAAGTGGTATTTCACTGTGTTTTCAAGATTCACGCTGCGGCCCTCTTTGGCTGTTTTGGTTTGGTCTGGTTCATGTTGTGCTTTGCTACTGGCGGCATACTGGCGCGCTTAACGCTCTCGGTTTGGTACTGCATGAAGTGATCGAGGGTCATAGAGATTCCCCAATGATGATCTGCCCTTTCTCGCCCCATATTTTGGTGATGCGGCAATCCCAGACGTGTGAATCATCCTCATAGAGGGCGTCCATTAGGGCTTTCAGCATATTGTCGCAGTCGGGCTTTGACTGATGTGGACGTCCTGCGTATTGCGCTCTCTTTTTCTGACTCCAGCTTTGCGGCATAGGCATGACGAACGTGACGTGAGCGCCGGAATCTGGCAGGTGAATTTTGCGCAGACGAGCTTCATCACAGAACGCCCGGTAACGTATTACTTCCGGACGCTGCTTCCATTTATCAGCTCTGGTCATCCTGGGTTTGCCGATGGGCGTGATATCGTAGATTTTCATGATTTGATGAGTCCCTCTTTCCGCCAGATTTCCAGGGTGCGCATTACCCCCTCTGCGTGCATCAGGCGCAATTCGTCGTAGGTGAAATCGGTGGTTTTGGTTCTGCCGTCAATTACGTCATGGCACCCGTTGCAGGCGATCGCCGCCTGAGTATCGTCAGGCTTGCATCCTGTGCCGCACGTACCCGCCAGACGGTAATGCGCCAACACGCTGGTTTCCGGGTTGCCGTTGCAGTAACCAGGGATCCGCACTGTACATTCGCGACCTCGGGCCGCTTTGCGAAGGTTCGCCATACTCACCCCCACATCCTGTTGCGCCAGCGAGAGTCTGGCCGAGGCGGATTTTTGTCCTCCACTAGCTGCGCGCTGACGGTCCATGTCATAAAGTCAGGGTTTAAGCTTCGTTCGACCTTTACGCCCCGCTGACGATATCTCGCTACCAATTCGTCGGCCTGCTGCGTTGTGCATTCGAGATGGTGAAACCATGAGTGTTTCATCGGCATCACCCCGCGAAGCTTAAAAGCTGGTTGGCGGCGTTCTCAGCTTCCTGCAGGCTGTTGAATGAACGAGAGAGGATCCACCGCCAGAGAACATCCAGCGATGCTTTGTACAGTTCCTGGAACTCGCATTCGTCCATGCTTGCGAAAGAAATGCTGCGAGGGTGTTTTTTCAGCGTGCCGTCCGGCAGCTGTATGGCGTCATAGTGGCCGGCTTCAACGATGACCCACGCCCGGTAAGCATCGAAGGATTTGCAAATACTGATATAGCCGGATCGCTTCTCAGCTATCCGGTCGAGATATTGCCCGGCGGCATCAAGCAACGCCGATTCACTCCCGCCATATGCAGCAAGGTATTTGGCGTAACCTGTGATAAGCCTGCGCTCGTTAGACGAAATCGCCCCGCCGGTAGGTTCCCAATATTCAAAGCCGAGATTGAGTAAAGCAAAGTAACGGCGGTGAAACGCCGGATTGCGGACAAGCTTATAATCGGCTTCCAGAACGGATCCGAGCTTGCATTTTGATTGCAGAAAATCACTGGTCTCCGGCGTCGCGGGGATCAGGATACCTTGAGATTGTTTTATTAAGTGCAATTGCGCCATGGCTTCTCTCCGTGGCGCAGTAGGTAACGGTTGTTCAGGCCGTTGATTTCATATTATCAGAAGGTGGGAGAACTCGGTAGCCAAGTCGTTCCGCAAATTTCATAAATCCGTTTAGAGTAAAAATTTCTTCTTCAGGCAATAAAGGTCGCATTGAAATTATGCCATTAACCCTGTAAATCAGATGCCTTCCTTCGGCCGGGAAGCTACAAATAATGGCGCCATCTGATCTCCTGACAACATCGTACCAGGAATGATTAGTAGGAACCTCAATACCATCACTCACACTACCCCCTGAGCGACATACAGACGCAAAAAAAAGTCCGGTGACAGCATCAAAGGGACACGCTTATTGCGATGCTTTGGGAAATGCCAGCCACCAAAAAGTGAATCAGTAAAACCAGTCGTCCGCGCTTTCCCACGTCTCTTGCAGAATTTGCTCAACGCGTTTTTTATCGCCATCAGCGCCGCCCAAAACGCTAAGGCCATCGTTGCTTGTGCGTCGAATGGTTAATTTGCAGTCATCATAAGACTGGGACAAGCGGCGCAGCAATTCTTGCTCAAGCGCAGGTATGGCGCCATCAGGGAGTTTTTTATGTTTATCAATTGTGACTTCAACTTTCATGGTTAGCACCTCACATGAATACTGTACAAATAAACAGTATACCGGTTACGTGAAATGTTCAACCCCTCTGCAGCACTTTTTGCCAACACCATGCTTATGTTTAGATTGATGTTTTTCCATAATAAAAAACCCGCCGAAGCGGGTTTTATCATGTTGCAATACCTTTTTTCAGGCACATCTCCGGTAAATTAGCCCTCACCAGCGCCTCAGCAAAAGGCGGAGGAACCGCATTACCACAACGCGCAACCTGCTTATCCTTCGCATACTTCACACCGCGGTAATCCTGATCGATGATGTACCACTCGGGGAAGTATTTCGCGCAGTAGAGTTCTCGGCTGGAGCATGCACATGCTGATGTGAACGATGCCATAAAGGAAGCGCTAAAGTATCACATGTTGAATTACATCGAAAAAGGTCAGGAGCAATTAGTCTAATGTTCAGCGAACTCATCTTAGTTGCTTACTATTTAGCGAAGAGGTGATCTCAGCGATGAGCAGGTCACTCACGAAAGTATTCAGAGCAAAAACGCAATCACAGTAGGTATGTAAGAGTTAATGATGATGTGTATCTATAAACAAAACAAGCCCCTATGTTGGAACTTAGGGGCTTTTTCTTAGCATTATAGTGCTGGATAATCCAATCGACGTTTTCACATCACTGATTATCATTAAATTTTAGCGGGCCCTTAGCGCCCACAATGTATCAAATCAAGACGGTTTGACTTGATAACTAAGCCAAACACTTCCTATATCTATCTAGCGCGTTTGTCTTTTACCCTGATAAGTATTTTTCAAAAAAACACAAATGTCAAGTATTTTTTTAAAAAATTCGCTTTGCAAAGGTTCTTCATTGAAAATGCCCCCGTCCTCATAGTATGTTGCAGTTGTGAAGCGTATTACTCCCATTATCAAAACTTATTTGTTCCGTTTTTCTATGCGCTTGACACATAACAATATCAAAACATTAACTCATGAGTGTAACTTATGGACCTGATGAAGATAAAAATCAATAACATTAAAAACATCAAAAATGCAGATATCGAACTCCCTATTGAAGGAGGCTTGTATAGCCTGGTTGGTGGCAATGGATGTGGCAAAAGCACCTTAATGTTGATCATGTCAGTTTTATTAAGTTCCAAACGTTTTAATATGCTCCAAGATGAAGATTTTGATGATAACTCTACCATTGATGTTGCTATTTCCGCTGATGATTATGAAGAATCTAACCATTGGTTTGTTAAAAAAAGGCAGCGAAACAATGAAAACATGTGGTGGTGTTCTAGCAGACCACTCTCATATAAGGGTGTTTATGAAGGCAGTTTATTTTATGGGGCCCGCTTTAGAGATTCTACTATTGTCGACAAATTACTGCGTAACAACCGAATAAAAGACGATCAAATTGTTGATGCTTTCGATTACGTAAAGGATAATTTAAGCTACATTCTTCATGGTGATTATAATCATTACAAAGACATGAAGAAAATAAAAAATAAAAATATATCTGAAAACTTCGAGTTATCTAACCTGCCTTATTTCATGACAACCCAAAAAGGTGATCTGCTTAGTCAGTACCGCATGAGTTCAGGTGAGTGCCTTCTAATTTCACTTTTAAATTATATTTATCACACCTTGATCAACCAAGGCAAAAACAGAAGCGTAACAGATAGAACCTTTTTCATACTCATTGATGAAATAGAATTGGCTTTACACCCCATTGCCATTTCCCGATTAATTGGTTACTTAAATTCATTATTAGAGTCGTATCCAAAATTATGTGTTTATTTAACATCTCACTCCCCAGAAGTGATTCGAGCCCTTAAGCCACAGAACATGTACTTGATTAACAATAATGAAGGAATATTAGAATTAATCAACCCCTGCTTCCCAAGCTATGCTATTCGTGAGGTCTACCGTCACGATGGATTCGACTATCTAATTTTAGCAGAAGACGCATTGGCATCATTAGTAATTGATAGCGTCCTCTCTGATACAGGTTTAAAAAACAGTAGATTGATACACATATCACCTGTTGGTGGGTGGCAAAATGTTTTAAATTTGCACTTAGATTTATTAAGAAACAATGTTATTGGAGTTAACAAACAGATAGTTAGTATTTTGGATGGTGATGTTGTTTCTGATGTTGCAAAAAAAAATGAATACAAAAACCTTGCTAAACTTTTCCTTCCGATACAAAGCATTGAAAAATTCATATTCAGCATCGTGTTCAACAAAGCAAACGACAGATTAAGAAAAACGATCAATGACAAGTATTTCCCAATAAAATCATTAGATGATCTTGCTGCTGAACATCACAAACAATACCCTGGAACCCCTAAAAGTCCCGATAAATTATTTTATTTCAGAGTAAAAAAAGACCTTGAAAATAGAAATATAAACGAATCTTATTTCATAAGAAATTTAAGTGAAGATATTAAACGGGAAGTAGACTTCACATCTTTCGGCGCTCAATTACAAAGGCTATTGTCTTAATTGCATTATCCATTACCCGCATGTATTTTTACATGCGGGCTTGAAAATTATTTAGATACACTTACTAGCCACCACGTTCTGCCCCTGCCCCTTATTAAAGTAAAATTCCTGGTTCACGTGCATCCACCAGCAACAGGCTTTCCAGTTCCTGCAGGCGTTTGCAGGCATATTCCAGGGAAGAGTCCATCACCTCACCTCCTGCGGGGCGGCCGGCAGCGGCATCAAGTGAGTTGGCATCCATGACGCGCCGGGGATCGACCAGCCGCTACTCTGCGCATCAGGGTGTCCAGGGATATACGTTGCCCATTTGCAACACCACCGCGGCTTCTCTCCCCACCAACGCCCGACCAAAACCTCATGACGACTTGGCGGCATCTGCTCGCTTAACGGAATCCATCCCTGGCTTTGCGCTGGAGTGTCGCCGTTTTGCTCCGGAGAAACGTGGTTTTGCGCCGGGCAGCAATCTGATTGCGCCGGGGAGTTGCCAACCTAGTGCATGGCGGCGCGGCAGGCGTTCCAGATTTCCTGTGCATCATCGTCGTTGAAAAGCGCATCAGAATGCGAAGCTAACAGGTCGCGAATTTCTGCTGGGCATTTCTCCTGCACTACCGGCACCGGCTCGCTGTTCACTCCTTCCAGACATGCTAACGCACATTGCAAGAACTGAAGCTCTTCCTCCAACTCGCTGCGAACACCGGCGAATGCACTCTGTGAAATTGCATGAGTCAGATTTTTTGCTTTGAGTTGGGCGCGCTTCCGAAGCTGATCTCTGGTTAATTTGCTGGTCATTAGTTAAGCCCTCACCCAGCCTTTGGATGTACTGCGGATTTTTCCCGATTTACGTAACGCCTGAAGCCGGCGATCGAGAATGCGGAAAGGTTCTGGCTTATTCTCATCCTTTGCGATGCGGCTGCATTCTTCTGCTACATCCATGACGCACAGACTGGAAAATGGCATAGGATGCGCATCAATTTTGCTCATTATTTTTGAGTCGAGTAATTCATATTTGGTCATTGGTTGGCTCCTTCTAACGCCGCTGCTATCTCTTCGAAAAAGCCATCTCGGGTATGGCTGGTCATTGCTGGTAAAAATACAGACATCAGCCTGTTTGTGTTGCAGTTCTCATCGTCTGCGAACAGAGCGATTTTTTTATCCAAGCGCACTTTCGCTTCCTGCAACTGCTCGTTTTTCTTGTTAGTGCGCTGGATATAGTCGGCAATGATTTCTATAGCCTTGTTTGTGTATTTTTCGACGTGTTCAGTCATGTGAACCACCTATCGCCTCAATCGTTTCCAACAACAACCGGCGGCGTGTATTTTCTGCAAAGTGACGGCGCCCGGTTTCTTTGTGGTAAAACTCGTTTTTGCCAACGACCCACATCCGCTCTGTCTGGTGCAGTTTTTTTACCTTCGGACCGTCTCTGGTGATCACGGTGCCGGTATGGGTTTTTACGATTGTCATACGGCCTCCCCAAGCACCCAACGGAGTGCGCTCGCATACTCACCCTCGGCAGATTCCAGGGCTTTAGTAATTTCTTTGCGGGTTTTCAGGCGAGGCTTTGCCTCACCGAGGATCTGACGCTGACGCCGGGCTTTTTCATGACCGGTAGTCCCAGCGGTCGCAGATTCAATCTCTTTCACTTTTTCCCGCTGCTCTTCCGGGGGAAGTGTGCCAAGCTGGCGGGCTTGGGTAACGGTAATTGTGCCAGCCTCTACCGCTTCCCGGACGGCCTGGGTAGCATCGAGGAGGGAGAGCGTTGCTCGAACGGTCTGAACGCTGCAGCCAAACAACACCGCAATGTCGTCCTCATCGAGCCCGCGGTCGAGCGCGTCTGACATTTTTTTAGCCCGGCCAAGCGGTGTATCAGGTCGGCGAATTTCGTTTTCACTGACCATGTATTTAGCCATCTGATTTGCCGAACCGCGCTTAACGACTCCAGGGACAAGCAGTGGGTCTTTGCCTTCTTTCAGACGGAGTTTATTTGCCTCCAGGGTATGTTTAACGCGCTGACGGCCAACAACTACGCAGGTGAGCCCCGTTTCGGGGTCTTTCCAGACGATGATCGGCTCCAGTACACCGAGCTCCGCAATGTTCAGTACCATCCCTTCCTCGATCGGCAGGTGTACACGCTCATCGTAAAGTGGGTGGGTCTTATCGGTGACCAGGTGCAGGTTTTCAGGCTCGAAATTGAGCACGTTTGTTTTGCCGCTGGCACCGTATACATCGATTGAATTCTTAGCCATGAATAGCCTCCTGAACATCTAAAACTCGCTGAAAAACAGGACTGCCAAGCAGGCTGTAATTCATCCCAACAGCAACTTTCGGCACCAGGCCAAAACGCTTCATGTCAAAGTCGATGACGGCCCTCTGATCGCGGAACAGCCCCAAACGACCATGCCGGACAACCTCGCCAGTCGCTTCTGCTTCGGAAAAATACCGCTGGACAGTAGCGCGGCTCAGCCCCAGTTTTTTCATTGCCTCGGTGGTCGTAAGGCGCCCCTGATGCCTGGTGATCCGAATCACTGCGCGGACGTACTCTCTGCGCTCAACAGCAGAAAATGCTCTAGCCATGTTTTCCTCACTTAACGACGCGCAGATGGCGGACGTTTTTGCGATAACTATCCCAGTCGAAGTTCACCCACATGCCGCCGTCCATCTGGAGACGGTCGAGAATGCGTGCGCCGAGGGTGTCCGTCAGAGATTCGTAGTTCAGGTTCGTCAGGATGCCGACCGGGCGCATCGACGACAGGCGGCGATCGATAACCTGGTTCAGAATGACCTTTTCGCCGCTGCTGCCGCGCTGAATGCCTACTTCGTCCAGGATGAGCAGATCTACCCGGCAAAGGTCGTCCAGAAGCGAAGCCTCTGACTGCCCGTCGTCGTAGCACTCGCGAACACGTAGCATCAGGTCAGGAATAGTCACCACCAGCACAGAGCGACCACCAGCCAGCAGGTGATTTCCGATTGCGGCCGCCAGATGGTTTTTCCCGGTTCCCGGCGCTCCGCTGAATACGAAACTGGCGAACCCTGAACCGAAGTTCTGTGCGTAACTTTTCGCCATCGTGAGCGCCCGGCGCTGGCCATCTCCTGCCACCTGGTAATTTGCGAACGTGCAGCTCCGATGCAGATCTTGAATTCCCGCTCGTCCGAATATTTTTTCAGCACGGGTACGCTGGTTTTGTTTTTCCAGTTCTTCGCAGCGTTTGCGCCCTTCCTCGGCCTGCCAGGTTCTCCACTCCTCTACACTGCCAAACTTAGGCTCTACACCCGGAGGGATGAGTTTTTTCAGCCGCTCCAGCGCACTACCAGTACCAATCATATTTTTCATCACTACCCCCTGAACCCACTCGGAATTAATTTATCTGGCTGGGATATTGAGTTCGGATCCCGTTTACCGGTTGGTACTTCGAAGCTCCACAACTCCTCGTAGTGCTTTGAGGGACCGAAAAACGTTGACGCTTGTTTCACGTACTCAGTGTTGAGTTTTCCGGCAGCAGTGACGTAATCCGCATATCGTCGAACACCATCGGTAAGCTCCTGCGCTGTTGCGCCTGATTTAATTCGGGCAGTCCAGGCTTTGAACGCATCGACCTTGCTATTGCCTCCTGCGCGCTTTGGGTATTCCCTCCAGGCCAGTTCAAATTCCTCCGGGTAACTGCTTTTCGGCTTTTCAGATGGAGCTTCATCGGAGGATCCACCATCTGGGGGGGTGGCGGAGCCATGCCCCGAAAGATCTTTATCTTGTTCTTGTTCCTGTTCCTGTTCCTGATCTTGGCTTCGAAGCCCCTTCGAAGCCCCTTCTGGCGTTGGGCACGATTCGCGTTTGACATTCAGATGAAAATCATCCTTATAACGCTCGTAAAATAATGAAAGAAAAGGATTTTCTGTAAGTGACGCATACTCACTCCTGACCCCCGCACAACGGTTGTCACCTGGCTTTAATGCCTTGCCTACCTGGTAGGCGGCCATTTCATGCACCCAGACCATCTCTGTGTCCTCGTCATAGCTACAAAACCCCGCTTCGATGGTGCTTTTAAGCCCCTTCAAAGCCCCTTCTAATCCCAGCCCTGTTTCATGGGCGATATAGAGAATTGGCAGGTAATACAAACCGAGCATGTTTGCGTGTGGCGAGGTCATGAGATAAAACGAAACCACCTGCGCTTCAGCGCCTTTTTTCCGCAGTTCCCGACCTGTTTTCCCCAGCCAGAATTGCGGTGCGACTGTTGCATAGTCACGCATAGATACCCCTGAACTTATGACGTTGGTTTATCGGTCTTTTCTGCGTGTTGAAAGACAATATCAACACACTGAAAGACACATTTCTGACAGATAGAGACGCCGGGGCCGGCGATTAGAACGCCCGAAACCTCGATGTTGGTCACCCCGCAGAAAGAACACTTGTGAGTTGGCTGGATGTTTACCTCAGCACTGGTTCCTGACATACTTACTTCGCAATTACCTCTTCGTTTTTGCACCAGAAAGCCGTTGGTGTTACAGCACCGCGGCTTTCGCCTTTTTGATACCCGACATTACAAAACCCCCAGCATTGAAGTGACGATGGCCATCAGTGGCGCCGTTAGTTCTGGGTCAACCCGGAACATCTCGACAATTCCCTCGCTCAGTTCTTTCAGCTTTTGATGACGTGGAGCTCCCATGGCAACGGCAACCTTCGCTTCGCTGGTCTCTTTCTCCAGCCGTGCCAGTCGGGACATGAAATTGTCTTCAGGCAACAGGCGGTGGCGAAATTCCAACGGGAGGACGGCCATGATGGCTGGCGTCAGAAGACGCACATTCGCGCGATACTTTTCAGAATCGACCTCGTTATCCAGGTAACGGAAAAGCTTCTGGCGGGCGCGGCTGATGTCCGCGGGAAATTCAATTTCTTGCCCGCCCTGCTGGCGCCACTCATCAATGATGTATGCCGAAACAACATCCTGACCTTCAGCAGCGGCCCAGGCGCGAACGGCAGAACGAATGCCGTCGTGATCTGCCACTTTCGCCTGATTACGCTTTATCAGAGCGCCGGGGTTGAATCCGGTATTTTGTTGAAAGGAAAGTGTTTGCATGGTCATCCCACCAGATTTTGTGAAGACAAACCGTCGTTTGGATTTGGGTAAAGATCTGGGCGAAGTTCATGCGGAGTAACGCCGGTTACCCGGAAGATCTGGAAAACCCGAGACTGAGGAACGGCTCCCCCATGGCGATGCTTCCAATGGCTAATCGTCATAGATGAGACGTCCAGTTTTTCTGCTAGCTTCGTTGCGTCACCAGCGATCTGTATGGCTTTTTCTAATGCGTTCATAAACCACTCCATTAAAGTTACAGAGGGGATTAAACATTATGTTTATTTTAATGTCAACTTTATGAATGTTGAGCCGGTAAACATTTAGTTTAAAATCGTGATATATGAGAAAAAATACGCACCAGTCCGACAACCCACAGGTCCAAAGGCTCAATGAAATAATTGAGATGAAGCGCATATCCAAAGCGGATATAGCGAGAATTTGTGGTGTAAGTTCGCAATCGGTTAACAACTGGTTTGTGCGGGGAGCGATTGGAAAGAGCTCTGCCATAAAGCTCGCTGATGCTCTTGGCGTAAGCCTTGAGTGGGTTTTAGGTCAGGACGTCGATGCAAATGATGGTTTACGCCCGGACGAGAAACGGTTGCTGGAACTCTATAACCAACTCCCCAACGAAGAAGAGCAACAGAACATGCTGCGGATCGTATCTCTGCGTCTCAAAGAGCTCGATGAGCTGTATGCCAAGTACATGGGGAGAAGGATTAAGGGCGATGAAGAATAATGAAGCAAAGAGTTGCTTATGAATGATGAAATGTTATACGCCAGAATTGCGTATATTATCCCATTTCAAAAAGGCCCCGGTGCAAGTAGAGAGCCGGTTTTATTAATTCGCGCGAAACAGCATGAAGAAATAGCATTCGATATATCTTTATTTTTTATAGGGTTAAAGCCTAGTCAAGTCTATCTCGCGTCTTATTCTATCCGCCCAGCCAAAGAAGATGAGTTATATCCTCAATTTTTCTTTCGAAAAAAATTCAGAGTTGATGATATTGAGGATATTGGCGGATTTTTGCCAGTTTCTTTCGACGCTCCAATTACCCTACCCCACGGTATTCCAACCGGCCAATATCGCATCGATGCCACACTGAATGTTGAGGGCGGGAATGAAGCTGAAACTAGGGCGGCGGTGTCTTTCATTGATGTAAGGATTGAAGGCTAACTTATGGTTGGTGATAGTGCAGAAATATCAATTCCCTCCTATCAGCAAGGTAGTATAAGCTTTACTGTAGAGAGGAAGGGAATTTCTGCTTCCTCTAACAGTGGCAATGGTAGAGGGCCTGATATGGAATCGCGAATCGCTAAGCTTGAATCTGATGTTGAGTACATCAAGCGTGATATAGCTGAACTAAAAACAGACATCAGGTCTGTAGATAGCAGGCTGGCCAATATCGAAACCGGTATCTCGTCCATGAAAACAACGTTTAAAGCAACGGGCGTCGTTGTAGCTGGAGTTTTCTCATTCTGCGTTTACGTTTTCGGTAGCTACGTATCCAAGATTATTGATGCTTTGAATGAATTAGTTCTTAAGTGATCCAGGGGTTTAAGCCGCCGATTTCACTATTGAATCATCAAGATATTATCTGCACATAATGACCCGGCCACCGCGCCGGTTTTTTATTATCCGTACTCTTTTGGTAGCGACAGAACGTCAAGGGCCAATTCCACAGCCAGATCGACATGGTCTTCCTGCCACAACACCTGAATCATCTCTATCAGCGCCTCTCTTGACGGCTCTTGCTTCTCAACCAGTAGCTGCATAACCGCTACCCCGATAACCTGCGCTATTTGCGGGTGCATCTCTGCGAAAAACTCATCCTCATACCGCATACCATTAGCCCTCATAGATGTTTTTAAAACCAAAGAATAGACCCATAAACATACTCCCTGCACTAACCCACCTCTCGTTATAAACTTTTTGTTTACGCTTAATTACTCATAATGTTGACACAACATTAAACATTGTGTTTAATTAACTCCAGCAACACCCCACCAAGGCAGGACGCCCACGAAGTAGCTGCCGGCGGCATACGAAACACCGGAAGAGGTGGGGAGATCAACGCGCAGTAGGTTTAAACGTTCCGCTGGCCGGCGACAAGGCAGAGGTTGAAATGAGCAAGCACGGCATCAGAGCCCTGGTCATTTCGGCAGTAATTGGGCTCTTCATCTGGATCGCGCTTTTCAGCGTACTAAGGGAGATATTTCTATGAATGATTTCGCACGCAAACCCGCTCGTCAGCAGGCTGTTCGTTTAAGTCCGCTGTCAGCTTTCATCCGCCGGGTGTGCTACATGCTCGCGCAAAAAGGAGACCCTTCATGAGCACGATGTTTGCCCTGGTTCTCACCGTTAGCATGCTGACGGGCGGTAATCAGGATGTCCTGCTCGGCGTTTACGACACTGAGAATGACTGCAAGGCAGCCGCAGAAGAGCAACACGTGAAAGCTGAATGTTATCCGCTGAAAGGTGTACTGGACGAGCATCCGGCCGGGTTCACGGTGCAAATGTAGGGGGAAGAATGCAGAAGAAATGCGGTTACTGCCGTAAAGCAATCGAGGGAAAACCAGTGGTAAGCACCCTGTTGTACCTCCAGGGGAACCAGCTCGCACGGAAAGAAAAAGAGTATTGCTCAGAACGTTGCGCCTCTCACGACCAGATGGCTCACGAGGGCTAACGTAAACCCGCCGAAGCGGGCTGTACGTCCGGTGCCACCGACCAAAGTTACACCGGAAATTACCAAAACCAATGACCACCCTGAATGGGCGCTACCAATGGCCCGGGGGATTCTACATCCAAAATAGAGGCTATCACATGGAATATTTTTATCTGATAAAAGCGACTCAAAAATCGGGTAAAGCTGATGCCGTAATCTGGCGCACTAATAAATCTGAAGCTCGCGCCCTTCTGCAGCTGGACGTCGATCTGGAAGACGCTGGGATCGAAACAGGCCGCGGCAAAGACTATCAAAAACCAATTCGCACCGATTTCCCGGTATTCAATGACCTTCCGGCGGAAGGTGTTCTCGATTACTCATGGTGCGAACGCTACCAGCTCGGCGATGATGGTCGCACCTGGGCTCTGAAGCCAGGTCAGGTGCCTGCGGATCATCACATCGATGATGCAGGAGTAACCTCTGAGGCCGTTACTGGCGAGCTGGTTGATGCCAATACCACTATCGACGCGGTACAAGATGAGACCGTGGAAACTTTCGGTAGTGATGAATACAAGGACGATTCTAGCGCGCTTTTTAACGTGGCCGAACTCCCCTTTCGCGCGCAGCTGCTGGCGCAGTACATGGCCGAAGAACGTCACGTTTATCATATCAGCATGCCTCACCGGCAGGAGCTGTCAGCTCTTGAAATGGACACTGATAACGCAGCCGTCCAGGATCTGATTCTGGCCGCCGAGAATGTCCCTGAAATCAAAAAATACGATATGCCGGCGCTCTGGAAATTCACCAGTGCCAATAAAAAAGTCTTCCCGGAAGGGAAGCGGCATGAGCTCGGCAAGCGTATCCAGTTTGCAAAGCTGTGGTTTGCCACTAACGCGATCGACCGCGGCATTCTCACCAGGGAATGGGCTGCCGGTAACTGCATTTCTTCAGTTATGAAAACTGATGCAGGTACGAATGCTGGCGGCGGCAATAAAACCGATCGTAATCCTGACTACACCCATACCCTCGATACGCTCGATGTTGAAATAGCCCTGGCCACAATGCCGATGGATTTCGATATCTACAATTTCCCTGCATCTATTCACCGCCGGGCCAAAGAGATCGTCCAGAAGAAAGAAAGTCCGTTCAAGGAATGGTCGGCTGCCCTGCGCAAAACCCCTGGCATCCTGGATTATTCACGTGCGGCGATTTTTGCCCTTATCCGTGGCGCCACCAGCGATATTCACCATTTCCCGGTAAGTCTGCAGACCTATATCAATGCGAACCTGACCGAGCATAAGCATGACGCCCCTTCTGCTGAGACGCTTGAGAAAGCTGGTCATTTTTCATCTGCCGCCGTCACTCTGGACGCTGTGAAAAAGGCAATCGATGGAGATGAAGGTGTGCCGGACCTGGAAACTCTCCCAACTGATTTTCAGGTAATTGGCACCGAACTGGTGAAAGAAGCGCAAAAGAAACGCCCTGACGCTAATCAGGTTCTGGCCGCCGAACGCGGCGAATATGTCGAAGGTATCAGTGACCCCACGGATCCGAAGTGGATAACCGAAGACCTGACCAAACCCAAACAGCCTGAAGTTTCAAACATGGGCAATGGTGTTTTTTCGATTGATGGTCTGATGGATAGCCAGCCAGCACCAGCACCAGCACTTTCTATCGTGGACCAGGCGCGCCAGCGCGCTGCAGAAGAAAAATTACATCCAGTTAATTCCGGGGGAACCACCAGCGATGTGCAGATGGAAACGGCTCAGCCGGTCGAAGACGAAAATGATAATGCGGTATCAGCAGGCGAAGGCGCTGATGAGCCTCCTGCGCAAACAATTGCCGTGAACATGAGCAAAATACTGGCTGAACGCTGCCCGGATCTTACCGCCGAAGTGCTGAAAAGCCAGGTTTCAGAGAGTGCTCATAACGATGAAGAGGAAGAGGCTGAACAAGCAGCGCCAGCATGGCCGGAGTATTTCGAGCCTGGTCGATATGAAGGCGTGCCAAATGAGGTCTACCACGCCGCTAACGGCATCAGCTCCACGATGGTTAAAGATGCCCGGGTATCGCTGATGTATTTCGAGGCGCGCCACGTATCCAAAACCATCCAGAAGGTGCGCTCTCCTGTTCTGGATATGGGCAATCTGGTGCATGCACTGGCGCTGCAGCCTGATCAGCTGGAAAAAGAATTCAGTATCGAGCCGGAAATCCCGGAAGGCGCCTTCACCACGACGGCGACGATCCGCGCGTTTATCGACGAATACAACAATGGGCTTCCGCCGCTGTTGAGTTCTGACGACATCAAGGCGCAGTTGGAGGCGCACAACGCCACCCTGCCCGCTCCTGTACCTCTGGGCGGCGACAAAGATGCAATTGGCATTGCGTATCTGGAATTACCTGACGAGTTCAAGCGAATCGTTGGTGACGATAAAAACTTTACCGCGTCAGCAATGAAGGCCTGCATCAAAGAATACAACGCCACCCTGCCAGCGACTGTTAAAACCAGCGGCAGCCGCGATGCCTTACTGGAACAGCTGGCAATCATTAACCCTGACATGGTTGCTCAGGAAGCGCAGAAGGCGCAGCCGCTGAAAGTATCAGGTACTAAGGCGGATCTGATTCAGGCCGTGAAATCGGTTAAGCCGGATGCCGTATTTGCCGATGAACTGCTGGATGCATGGCGCGAGAACCCTGAAGGAAAAGTGCTGGTTACCCGCCAGCAGCTGGCTACGGCACTGGCCATTCAGAAAGCACTGATGAATCACCCTACCGCCGGCAAGTTGTTGACGCACCCGAGCCGTGCCGTCGAGGTGAGTTATTTCGGCATTGATGAGGAAACCGGGCTGGAAGTTCGTGTGCGTCCTGACCTTGAGATAGACATGGGCGGCCTGCGCATCGGTGCGGACCTGAAAACCATCAGCATGTGGAACATCAAGCAGGAAGGCCTTCGCGCGAAGCTGCACCGGGAAATCATCGAGCGCGATTACCACCTGAGCGCGGCTATGTACTGCGAAACCGCAGCCCTTGACCAGTTCTTCTGGATATTCGTCAACAAAGACGAGAACTACCACTGGATCGCCATCATCGAGGCATCCGAAGAACTGCTGGAACTCGGCATGCTGGAATATCGCAAAGCAATGCGTGCCATCGCGAACGGTTTCGACACTGGCGAATGGCCGGCGCCGATTACCGAAGACTACACCGAAGAACTTAACGATTTTGATATGCGCCGTCTCGAAGCGCTGCGCGTACAGGCATAAGGGGGAATAACAATGTCCAATTTAGTCGCAACTACTGAAAACCAGACCCAGAAGATCGACAACGTTTCTATCCTGACGAACGGTGAATTGTTCAACCGCCTGCGCACGCTCTCGGAAGTAATGGCCAATAGTGGAAACTTCGTGCCTGAGCATTATCGCGGGAAACCAGATGCGTGCATGGCTGTAGTGATGCAGGCAGCGCGTTGGGGTATGGATCCGTTTGCAGTGGCACAGAAAACCTTCATCGTGGGTAACTCAGGTGTGCTTGGCTATGAGGCACAACTGGTGAATGCGGTAATTAACACCATGGCTCCAACCAAAGACCGGATCCATTTTGAATGGTTTGGTGCATGGGAAAATATCGTTGGCCGCTTCATTAAAAAAACCAGCGGCAAAGGTAACGACTACATCGCGCCGGGCTGGGATTTGCAAGATGAAGCTGGCGTGGGCGTCCGCGCCTGGGCAACGCTCAAAGGAGAATCAGAGCCTCGCGAGCTTGTGCTGATGCTTTCGCAGGCACAAGTCCGCAACTCTACACTGTGGGCGAGCGATCCCCGTCAGCAACTGGCCTATCTCGCCGTTAAACGTTGGGCGCGACTGTACTGCCCGGATGTGATCCTCGGGGTCTATACCGCCGATGAAATTGACGAACGCGAAGAAAGGGTTATCAACCCGGCGCAGACAGAAAAGGTCACGCTGAATGAGATAACACACTCCGTTGGCGATTCCACCAGCACGCAAGAGCCTGCATCTAACGTTGACTCTGTTGCTCACGAACTCCGAGAGCGGATTGAAACAGCTGACTCAGTGGACCAGGCCAAAGCCATTCGTGTAGACATCGAATCACAGAAAGCTCTGCTGGGTACTGCTTTGTATACCGAACTGAAGAGTAAGGCGGTGAAACGCTACTACCTTGTTGATGCGAAGAACAAAGTTGAGGCCGCCATAAATTCACTTCCTAACCCGGGGGATCCGGAAGCCGAAGCGTTATTCGCGAAGGCAGAAAGCACCCTGACCTCATCGCGCCGCCACCTCGGTGATGAACTGTATGACCAGTTCCGCATCACCCTAGACGACATGAAACCGGAATACGTTGGCTAAGGGAGGCGGGAGGGTTCGCCCTCCCGGTAACGATATGACGAAAATTTCTGAGCGCGGAATGATTTTTAACGCTGAGATGGTGCGGGCGCTGCTCGACGGCCGGAAGACGCAGACCCGGAGACCTATCAAATGGAAACAGACTCGGTTCACTGAAATTGGTGAGCGTGAAGACGGCAGCAAATGGCCGTGGAGCGAAGATGCAGAGCATGCTTGCGATTTCTGGCACCCATGTCCGTTTGGTGCTGTCGGCGACCGCATCTGGGTGCGGGAGGCTTTTCGGGTGCATAGCCGGGCTACAGACGTCGCTACCCTGGTATACAAAGCCAGCGAGCGAAATTCATGGACGGAGCAAACCCGCCGTGTACCCGTAGCTGTCTGCAATAAACCGGCAACGCCTGAGAAATGGACTCCTTCGCTGCACATGCCGCGCTGGGCCAGCCGCATTCTGCTGGAAATCACAGGCGTGCGCGTGGAGCGCCTACGCAGCATGAGCCAGGACGATGCACGCGCCGAGGGTGTTATTGCCGCATCTGGCCCTATGGAAGCCGGTTTAGCATTCCGCGAGCTGTGGGACTCAATCTACGGCGAGGAGAGCTGGAAAGCCAACCCCTGGGTTTGGGTTATCGAGTTCAAGCGCGTTGAAGGTGGTGCAGCATGAGTCTTAAACATCGATTACCTGAGCTGGAAGCCAGCATCGACCCGGCAGCATTGCGTGCAGCCGCCGACGAATATTCGGATCTGCTTCTGACTTTGTGCTTATGCATGAAGATGGCCGGCCCCACCCGGGCGAACGTGCGCGCCTGCGCCTGCGAGCTTAAAAAACGCCTGACAACCTGGCACAGCCATAAAGAGCTCAATGCAATTCTGTCCAGTTGGGATCCCGTTGGCTATGTTCTCGGCCTCCGCCGTGAAGCGAACGACAACGCGCGCGCAGCTGGCGATCCGGTTGATGTCTTTGTGTGAGGTGTATATGCGACTGATTAACCGAAGCAAACAATCACCACTGGGACGCCAGGCGTGCGATGCGGCACTGGCAAAACACGTTGAGCTTTATGGCGATTATGGCCGGCAGAAAATGAAGCGGACCTATACCGTCGTGGTACAGGGCACAAAAATCACAGTTGAGGTGGTTAACCGACGCTGCAGTTACGTGGCTACTGCTATGAATTGCGCACGTAGACTGCGCGCACTGGCTGGGCAAGTTTCCTGATAATGATACGGCCCCGAAAGGGGCCAATGGAGATAATGATGAGCAATGAACTCGAATTGATGAAAACGCGCGATATCTGCGAACAACTCTGCATTACACCGAGAACACTGGATCGCTATCGCAAGCGTAAAAAGAGCGAAAACCCCTTCCCTGATCCAGACTGTTCATATATGGGCGGCCCAAACAAATGGCTGAAAAGCAAAGTAGTCGCCTGGCAGCAAAAAGAGATGGTCAGGAAAACCAGACGGCCAATGTCACATCTGAATCTGCCCCGCGATAACAAAGGTCGCCTTATCCGGCCTGACGCGGCGTGAACTCCAGTACATCGGGCTCGATGATGCTCATCAGTCGGTCCCACCACTTGCCATATGCCTCTCTCATTTCTTCTATATACGTATGCTTGTCATATACAGACCATACGCCGGGCAGTTTATGCCCCAGCATTATCTCAGCAATATGCGGCTCGGTAAGCTCAGAAAAGTTTGTGCGCGCAGTTCTGCGCAGATCGTGAATCGTGAAGTGGGGCACTTGCTCGTTATAAGCTTTCAGCATGAACTTAACCAGGTTGCTGCTGATGCTCATATGGAAGCCTTCACTCATCGGCTTATCTTCGTACTTAGAGAAAACGAAGCGACCAGGTGCAAGATCAATGGCCCGTTTTATCAACGGTAGCATTTCTGGAATTATCGGTCGGAGTATCGGTTTTTTACTCTTCCGCCCGGTTTTGTGGTTTTCCCATGGAACGGTCCAAATACCCTCTTCAAAATCGAAATGCGATACTTCGGCCTGCCTCAGTTCGCCGACCCTGCATGCCCATAGCAGAGAGAGTTTATAAAGTATCTTGTTTCGTTCCATCAGGCGCGAGTCCTCAATAGCTCGCCATACTATCGCCAGTTCTTTTCTATCAAGGGTGCGCTCCCCCATCTGCTTCTGGATCCCGAAATCGCGGCCAGACATTTCAGACAGAGGGTTGGTCTCAAGTAGTTGACGTTTAACCGCCCATGAATAGCACTGCCGGCCGTTGCTGATTACCCGGCGGGTGATCTCACTATAACCCTGCGCCAGTCTGTCCAGAACCGTAAGCCAGTTATGTAGCGTCAGCTGGTGTGCCGGGTATTTACCTAGTTTAGGGAAAACGTGAAGTTCGAACGTCCGCAGGATCTGCCCTGCTGTTTCTTTCTGGATACAAACCATGGCGTGCCATTCGCGGAAAAGTTCCTCGAATGTGTACTGGCTGTTTATTTTTGCTTTATCGAGGCTTTGCCTGATTCGAGGATTTTCCCCGCGGGCAAGAATCGCAGCCCATTTGGCTACTTCATCGCGCGCGGCCTTTAAACCGAACTCAGGATAACTGCCGATCGTCATCTTGTCCTGTTTCCCCAGAAAGCGGAAACGGTAAAAAAAGGTGACGGCGCCCTTTTTAGAAATGCGCACCCAAAGGCCGTCCCGGTCAGCCTTCTCTTCTACCTTGTCTCGTTCGCGTCCGAGACACGACTTTAGATAACTATCTGAAATAGCCAT